ACCAACTGCAAACCCTGAACACGCGCTATAAGCATCTGATCGAGTTCGGGTCGCGTGGTACAACCGTCATTAGCGCAGGCGCGGCGGTGGTCTATACCGATAGTGACGGAGACGGCGTCATGGATACCGCAACCATTACCGTAGCAACCTCCGTCACCGACAGCGCCGAAGTGCAACTTTTCTTTCGCACGGCAGACGGCGCACCCGCCGCCGCCGATGAATTGTGGGAAATTGAACCCACCGTCGTCAGCATATCGGGCGGCGTTGCCACCATTACGGCGCATCGTTCGCTATTCGTTCGCCCGGATACGATATGGGCAGTGCCATACACCTATGACGCGGGCAATCTGGACACGCCGCATTATGCCGACATCGGCAACGCGGGCGACTTCGTAACCGCTGTTGACGTGTACCGCGTGTATAATGACACGACCAACGCCGTCCAACTGGTGAGTGATGACTATATCGACAACTGCGATTGTACCGCCGTCACCAGTACGAACTCCGCAGCGGGTGCGCGTATCACCAACAAACGTCTAGGCGTTTTTCAGGTGAGAGCGGCGTCCTGCGGTTGTAACCGCTCCTATGAAGCGGTGAAAATCAATTACCGGGCAGGGCTGGCACTCGTGCGCAACGCCATAGACCCGACACTAGCGGAGGCGATTATTCGCTACGCCAACACGCATTTTGGACAACCGCCGTGCGCGCTGTATGAGCGCGTCAAGGAAAAATGGACGTATGACCGTGACCCTGAAGACCGTGAATTGTTGACGCCCGATGTCATTCATAACCCGTTCGGTATCCAGCGCGGCGCAATCTTCGCATGGCGCACGATCAATAACCCCCGCTATCGGATGGGCATGGGAGGCAAGCTAACCGCGAATGTCCGCATTTAATGTGTCGGTAGTCATCCCTTCCTATCAGCACGGACACCTACTCGAACGCGCCGTCTACAGCGCCATACGCGCGGGCGCGGGGGAGGTCGTCATTGTGGACGATTGCAGTACCGACGCCACGGAGCGCATCGGGCGGGCGCTGGCGAAAGCGCCGGAAATTATGTACTTGCGCAACCCGTTCCACGCGGGGGTGATTTATTCAAGGAATCGCGCGGTATACGCAGCGACGTATGATCTGATCGTGCCGTTGGATGCGGACGACCAACTGATTATGTTAGCGCCGTTGGTAGATGAATGGCAGCCGGGGACGTGGGTGTATGGGGGTTGGAAAGAGTTGGTTGAAACCAAGCCATTCGGTAATCGCGGCGAAATTCGTAAATATGACGACTTCGAACCGCCGCCCGTCGGCATGTTGGCGCGTAAAGAACTCGGATGGGTAACGATGCTGTACCATCGCGACGACTTCAACCGAGTCGGCGGGTATGATCCGGTGTTCAGTATCGGGAATGAAATATGGGCGTTCCAAAGGGCGCTATACGCGGCGGGCGTGCTACCTGTGCGTGTGCCTGATGTCGTGTTCGAGCGCAACACGGATGCACCGCGAACGGAACGCGCGCGGGCGTGGGCGCATGTGATTAAGCCGTTGATCGAGGATCTGTATCCTTATGCGGAGGGTGTGCGATAGCATGACAATTGTCGAAATCACTATTGCAAATGATTACCGTAAAGCCATTGTCGATGAAGTAGATAAAGATTTTAGGTCTACCACATTGTACAGAGGGGGTAATCACGGCACATCGTTATCCTACAGAGTAAATAGCAAAAACGTGAAATTATCCCGTACTATTCTTGAACGAAAGCTGAATCGAAAGCTGAATCCTAATGAATTCTGCGATTTTGTAAATAAAAACTCATTTGATTGTAGGCGCGTCAATTTGCGCGTTGCATCCTTAACAGAACTCCGACGGCACACCAGGAAGACTATAACAAACTCAAGCGGCTATAAAGGGGTTAGCCGAGATAAACGAAAGCAGCAATGGAGAGCCGATATATCAATTAATAATCGGGATGTATGGTTGGGCAATTACGATCACCCTGAACATGCTTACGCGGCTTATTGTCGCGCGGCAGAAAAGCATTATGGTGAGTTCGCCTGCTTAGAATAGGTGTATGATGCACAATTCTCTAACCATAGAATACTGTCATCCTCAATCAAACAAATGGACGATTACTAAGTGTAAGTTTGTCCAGACGTGGCCTAAGCGCAGGGTTATTGAGAACGAACTCCCTAAGTCACTTGCGCTGGAACTGGCGACTAAGCTAGTCAGCATTGAGCAATTCAAGGTCACTATAGATAAGTGGCTTGATGACGGCAGACGGATCATTGTTCTATCCCAGGACAGACAGGCTATAGTAGCCCGTAAGGAAGCGGAACTCAGAGAGCGCGAGAAGGCCGAACAAGAAGCCCTTCATAATGAACACCTGCGTAAGCTAGAATTGGCTCAGATGATGGGCTGCGCTTATTGCCACTACGATTCACTCCAGGTATTTACGCTGTACGGCAATTCAGAAGGGCTACTTAGGAAACGGCGCTATGAATTGTATCTTGAGGATAAATTGAATACCGCAAAAGACGAGCAATGGGTTAAGCAGATGTACCGCAATGCTGCATAAGGAGGTTGATAACAGATGAAACACCAGAAACTATCCGAAATCGATCAACAGAACAGAGAAAATATCGTTTCAACGTTTGCCGCTAGTGTATGGATGCACTGGCGAAGCAGCTTAACGCTACTTGACGATGCAGATGTATGGCGCATAAATGACCGATTGCTATCAGTATTGGGGAATCGTGCGAAAAAGCGACATAATAGCTAATCTGTGCAAATCATCATTTGCATAGGTAATAATTAGGGGAAAACATGGGCGATAAACGTGACTTCGTAATACGAATAGGGGAATATAAAATCCCGGTTTTGATTGACGATAAGTTAAAGAATGGCGAAATTAAGTTCGTTCAGCCACAGGAGTTGAGCGACGAACAACGCAGGCGTATTTGTGTGGCGTTTGGTGTTCCGGCGTATCTACTTAAACGATAATGGCGACATCGCCGTGACACAAAAAGTGTGTAGTAAATTTCCGATTATTCTTCTCGCTTTTTTGTTCTGTGTGGTATAATAAGGGGAAGAAAAGCGCCCTCCGCGATGTTGGCACATCCGAGGGCAGTACGCCTTATAGGAGGCACACCATGATAGATTCTACCACGAAACAATGTAGTAAATGCGGCGAAGTTAAGCCGCTGTCCGAGTTCTATACGAGAAAGCGCAAAGGCGAACCGACGCCATATCCATCGTGTAAAGCCTGTAAACATTTAATGACTCAGAAATATCAATCCGCGTTAGTAGGCACGAATGACAGGATCACTACTACAAAGAGTGAAATTCGTGTAATAAACCGATTAAAACAATTCGGTATTTTCGCAGCAAGTGGTAAGGCATCAGAGTATAAATGGACTGATGTAGTCGCGTGGGGCTGTATACCTATAGAGGTTAAGACGGCGACGTTAGACAAGGATGGGCATTACACCTTCTCATTTACCCATAAGCAAATCGAGCAGGGTACTCAGTCGCTTTTTATAGTGTTGGTTATGTTGCCAGCCGATACACCACCTAGCTTCCATGTGTTTCCATCAGATCATCCGGTATTTTATGTCAACGGAAAACTTAAATGGCGACTTCCGTACACGCCGGGGCCTAAAAGCAGATCGCACTTATCGGATATGATGATGGGCTTCTATAAAGACGCATGGGGACAGATTGAAAGTAAGCGTTTAGAACTATCGGCTCAGTTCCGATTATCCGACACACTCTGAGGGAGAAGGGCAGTAAAATGGGTTTCAAAATCCGGCATTGGACATGGTATGTCTATGAAGCTGATAAACCTATAGCTCACTCTGAAGATGATTTGATGTGGAGTGCTGCGCCTAAATGTCCTAAGTGCGGTGCTAAAACGGAATGGGAAGTATTCCAGACCGGACAAGACCCCGTAGGGAATGATGAATACGGCGGGTATTTTTCTTGTCATCCCTGTGCGCTTCACACAAGAATCGTTGAAGTGGATATGCGAGACTACATTCAAGACGAATTAGGGTTTACCGAGTGATAAGTACCATTATCAAGAGTAATAATTAGGGGTTAGTAGGGGTATTAAATGAAGGATTGGCCGGGGCAAGGAAAGAACCAATGGATATGGCGCTGGCGTAGTCGATACCTTGCCAGTACGCGGTATTGGTTCTGGCACGATCAATCAATAGGCGGGCAAGGTGGCAATAGACCGCCGAGACGGAAGACCCCCCTACCCTATTGCACTTCCCGCCGTTCTCGATTACGATAATCCTGTCAGCCGCTAACATGCCTCCTGTTATATGATGTGACGTTATCTGACTTGAGACTAGGCGGCTGGCAACTGTTCACAAAGGGGTACACATGAAACGCAAACTCTTGACCCTGGCAACGTTCGTACTCATCGGTTTAGGCCGCTGCGATCAACCGTGTTTTGACCTGCGCCCGGACTACTGCGGGATCGACGGCAAGAGCGGCACGGTGGTCTATGTGAACAATCGCCCGCGCTGGATCGCATTAAAATAACCTTTATTACTTAGGGCGCTTTTGCCCTCCTCTCTAACTGGACACGACTAGTCCCCCGTCCGACCTAGCCGTGTCCTTAACAATTCCGACCCTCGCTTATGCGGGGGTTTTTATTTGAGGTAACTATGCCAAGTAAGCGCAGCATGTCCGACCTACTCGCCCGCCAACGCAAATTCGCCACTGAGGAAGCCATTGAGGAAGTCGAAGAACTCGCGGACGCTGCGCTCACGTATCACCGTAAAGTGGTGCGCGAATGGGCGCATAAGCCGGGATTTCGCCAGCAAAAGTATCGTAACCCGAACGTATACACCATCAAGATTGTACCGACGGGGCGCTATGCGACCATCTGGTACTACGTAGACAGAGGGACAAAGCCGCATGAAATCGCGGCGAAAAATGTACCGATGCTCAAATTTCAAACCGGCTACAACGCGCGTACCGCGCCAAAAGCACAATTCGCACAGGGGACAGGTACAGCATCGGGCGCATGGGTTACGAAAGCTGTGGTACAGCACCCCGGTACAGAAGCCCGCAACTTTACTCAAACCTGGATAGATGAGTTAGAACCGCCGTTCCCGGATCGGATACAAGCGGCGATAAAACGTGGATTAAATAAAGCAAATCGCTAGGAGAAAATCATGGGTTTATGGTCAAATCTTTCAGAACGCACCGCTACCTATATCCGGGCAGGCGGCGCGGGCAATCGGTGGACGCTGTTTGATGAGAACGGCGCTATGGTCGACGGGCCAACCGGCGGCGCAGCAGATGTTGAAAGCCGCTTTGGGTTGGACAGTAGAGGGCGTCGGACGTATCTCGGCGCGATTAAACAGGGCGATAATGCCCGCTTCACGACCACGATTTCAGCGCGCATCGAACTCGCGCGCCTCGTGAGCCAGCTACGTAAAGGCGACTGCCCCTTTGACCTGATGGAAATTCAGCGCTGCGGCGATTTGGCCGTGCTGAATTACAACGGCGGGCTGTTGTTCTATGACGGCTACACGACCAACAAATCCTACAGCGATCCGTTGGCGCAGCTAGCCGACAACACCGAGGCCGACATTATGCGCGCCCTGGATTTGTCCTTTGCGCCCATCGAAGATGTCGCGATTAAGTTGGTGCATAAGGACATCACGGGAACAGTGAGCGACTTTGATTTTAACAAAGTCATCAGCGTGGGTGTGCCACGCTGTAGCGGTGACTGCGGTGTGATCGGTAGCAACGACGGTGAGCAAGACTTCTGGGCGGTGACTGACGCCGACACCACGCCCGGTCATGGTGGTTTCGCCGCGCCGCGCTTCCTGTACACCGAAGACGGCGGCAACACCTGGAACGGTTCAAGCGTGACCGCCCTGCTCGGTGGCAACCTGTTCGGGGTGGCAAAAGCGGGTGATTATGCCATTGTCGCGGGTAGCACCGGCATTGCTTACGCCAAGTTCCAGGACATCAAGGACGGCGTATCGCTGCCCTGGACACTGGCGCTGTCAGCTAGCAACATTAACGATGTGGTATTCGTGTCCAGCGATACCGGCTACGCCTGCGCTAACAGTGGCATCATCTACAAATCGACAGACGGCGGTTTTACGTGGTCAGTCCTGTCGAACGGCGCACAGACGGCGCAGAACCTCAACAGCATTTCGTTTTACGACAGCACTACCGGATATTTCGCAGGTGCAAGCGGCGCACTCGTGCAGTATTTCAATGGTACGCTGACCCTGATGACGGTGCGCACGTCCGTCGGCGGCGCTGCGATTACCGCGAATTTCAACGTAGTAGCCGCCCCTCCCGGCCCAACGCGCGGCAATGAAATCTATATTGGCACAAGCACGGGCTTAATGTACCGCTGCACCAATGCGACGGGCAGCTACCCACTATTTGCCGCCATGAGCGGCTTGGATCAACTCGGCAGTGGCTCGATTGACGACATTCAATTCGGCGGTTTCCGAGGCAGCGTCATGTTCGTAATCCAGACCAACGCCGCCAACACCAGCCGCGTCCATCGTGACATCAGCGGCGGCGCTACCCAGATGCAGTGTGAGATTATCGGCGGGTATACCAACCCCTCGAATTTCGGCATTAACAGCATTGCGGCTGCATCGATCACCCGCGCGATTACGGTGGGACAAATCCATGAGACCTACGGGTTTATCGGCTCGATCTTGCCAGCCGCAGCATAACGAGGTTCTATGACCACGATTGATAACGGGGTGCGCGAAAGCGCACTCCCTTCCGTTACCGAACTGGAAATGTCGTCCGGCGTCATCGTGTGGATTCGCCCGATGACATTGAATGACCAGCGTTTGATTAACGAGAAAATGAAAAAAGAATACCCCCTACCCCGCGAGGCCGATTACAAAATCCCTGTGCCAGCGGAGGACGCCTCCGTTCCTGGTCAGACCATGACGGACGTGGAAGCCTACAAAGAAGCGATGGGGATTGCCGGGTTGCAACAGCGGGCGTACTGGTTGCGCGCGCACATGCTCACCTGTGTCGATTTCCCAGAAGGCACAGAGACGATTATTGCGCGCTACCTGCCGGAAGTGGAGCGCAAGCGTAAGTTTCTCGACTTGCCTGAAGACGACCTTGAGGCGGTGATTTTCCATTCGGTTATTCAGACGCCCGCCGATGAAAAACTGATTAGTGCTGCCATTACGCAAACCCTGCCAGTGGAAATGTCCGAGGTCATTTCCCAACTGCGTATCTTTCGACCCACAAGTGAACGGGGAGTCGATCATTCCGTATCTCAGCGGCGAAAGAACCCACGCGGCGCAAGTGTGGATCAAGGGGAAAACGGCGTCGTTCACAGTGAGTCTACTGTATAACGAATATCAGGCGATGGAGCGGTTTGGGCTATCCGAACTGGATTACTACCAGCTACCGCGCGACATCCGCGCGCGCAAGGTGGCGTATGTGATGATTGACGGGTTTATGAACCTGCATCGCGCGTATGAAGGGCGTCCCAAAGGGAAATAGTGTGATATAATAGAGTATCAAAAGTTTGCCCCTACGCTACACCAATAGCTAGGGGCATGAGACACAGTGGAGAATTCACCATGTCTGCATCCGATTGTACCACGTATTCTATCTATCGGATTGTCAATTTCCGCAACGGCAAAATATACGTTGGTTTAACATCTAGCATTAGAGCTAGAAAGTCCATGCATTTTAGCAGTCTCCGTTCTGGAAAGCATGAGAATATTCACCTACAAAACGCATGGAATAAATACGGAGAAGACGCATTTTTCTTTGAAGTCTTAGAGAGAAACCTATCCCCTATTGGTGTTAACGAGCGTGAACGATACTGGATAGCGCATTTTGACAGCTTTGTTAACGGCTATAATCGAACAGTCGGTGGCGAACTCGGCGGCTATGGGCGTGTCTGTGTTTGGAATGGAATAGAATACAAATCCATAAGTGAAGCCGCTGAACAAAATAATGTCACCATCACTACTATGTGGGAACGACTACAACGAGGATACGCATCCGACAAGGATTTAAATGCACCTCGCGCATTACCCTTTATTTGGAACGGTATTACCTATCCATCTGTTTATATTGCTGCTAAAGAGACCAATGTATCTGTGTCAGCCTTACGCAACCGCGCGTACAGAGGTCAACAATCAGATGCAGATATGCCAGGATGGAAAGGCGCAAAAGGTACAGTATGTTATTGGAACGGTATTCAATATCCATCCATCCAGCAATGCGCTACCGCTATTGGGATTTGTATGCGTACCATGCTTTACCGTTTTAGGCAGGGTTACACCTGCGATGCTGATATGAAGTATAAGCATAAATAGCCACCAATCGACTAAACCGAAACCTCGCAAACGCGGGGTTTTTTGTTGCAAGGAATTCTGATGCCAGACCTACCTAGCGCCGGGGCAAAATTAGAGCTAGACCTCTCCGAGTGGGAGTCTAACTGGTCGTCTGTAATGGGTGACGCCTCCGATTTGCAGTCCACCTTAGACGACCTCTCAGGCAGTGTTGACGTAGATGTCAATCTGGACATTCCCGACACCAGCGCGATAGACGACCTGGAAGCCCTCGACGGCGAACAAATCAGCCCGGAAATTGACACCACCGAAAGCGAAGATAGCAAGGATATTCGCGACGGGATTATGTTTCTCGCCACCATGAAAGCGATTGAGGTCGCGATTAACGTAGTCGGTACGGCGCTCGATTTCATTAAAGCCGTTGGCAGCATGGTTGTAACGCCCTTCCTGGATGTCGAGGACGCGGTAGCGCGCATCAACGCGCAAACGGGCGGCACGGGGATCGAAGATTTAGATCAGTTCATCCGCGATATTCAAGCCGCTGATTTAGGTGACAGCGTCGAGCAAATCAGCGATGTCGTCATTAAGGCCAAGCAGTTAGGCTTGCCGATTAAAGAAGCAACCGAATCGGCGTTATTGTTTACGCACACATGGGACGAAGACCCTAGTGCGATAGTCGGCGCATGGGGGACGGCGCTGCAAACCGGCATTGTCGATACGATGCAGGAAGCTACCGACCTGATGACGGTGTTTTTCCAGCAGGGCGGTAATATCGGCGGCGATGCGGTCAACGTCGTACAGGATAACGCGCAGTCCTGGGCGGACATGGGTTTGAATATGGCGCAAGCCTTATCCATTATGGACAGCTTGCAGCAAGGCACGGGCGCAAGTGCTACCGACGCCGCCAAGATGATGCAGACCTTTGATGATGCGTTGACCGCCGCCGCCGCTGATCCGGCCTCTCAACAGGCTAAATTACTCAGTATGATGGGTGTCGATAACCCGAAAGAACAGGGCGCGGCCATTGGCGCGGAAACCTTCAATGGATTTGCGGAAGAATTTGCAACGTTATCATCTGAAAACCAAGACCTGATTTCGGGAATGTTCTTTGGAAAAGGTGGTAAACGGTTCACAGGCGCAATCGGCGAAATGACTTCGGAGGGCGAACCGTTTAAGGATGTTGTTGACGCCGCCGCTCTTGCCGCCACCGAAATCGACAACAGCTTGCGCGGCGCGATTGATGATTTTGTGTTGGAAATTAACACCAAAATTAGTGAACTGCTGTCTTCAGATGCAATCGACTTGCCGGGAAAAATTCGCGATCTCAAAAAAGCATTACAGGAGGGGGTTGCGGTCTTGTCAGAGGGTGGCAACATCGGTGAGGCGCTAGAGGTTGCGCTCAATATTCCCGGCCTAGCAGAAACGATTGATACCGGATTAGCGAACATTGAACGCATCTTCGGTCAACTTGTGATTTCCTTGTTGGAAGTCGTTGCGTTCATTCAAGACCCACTCGGAACGAATGACAAAGACAAAGGCACACGCGCCGAAATTGCACGCTTGGCAACGCAGCAACTCCCGTTTGATTTGAAAGTCGCCAACCCGGACGAAGTCGCCGATGTCGTTAATCAGGCAGCGGCGCGCGGGGTGACCAATCTAGGCGGCGCACTGAATACCGCGATGGAAGAATTGATTGCGGGCGGCGATTTCAGTAAAGCGAAAGAGTTGCTAGGCGCGGTGATTTCTGATCCTACGGTATCTCCAGAGGCCGCATCCATCCTGTCTGACAAATTCAATACCATGATTACCGATGCACAGGCCGAAATTGCAGCGAAGATGACGACGGGCGAGAAAACGCAAGCATGGTGGGACTCATTCATGCAACCGCCCGAAAAAGAAGGCGGGTTACTTGGCAGTCTGCAAGCCGATATGGACACGGCAATAGCGGACATCCAAACCAAAACCGACACGGCTACATCGAACGTCGCATCCGCGTGGAGTGATTTAGATATTCAACTTGACCCGACAGCGCAGGCGATAGCCGACACGGTGGGCAGCATTGCCACCGCCACCGAAGACGCCGATACCCGCATCGCAACGGCGCTCACCGGAAACACCGTCACCGCATCGTTTGAAAGCGTCGGGTTAGCCGCTGAGTCGAGCTTCCCCGGCGTGATCGCGTGGTTTGAACAGACCACACAAGCCGCCGCGACAATGGACTCGCAAATTTCAAGCCGCATCCAACACCTGATTAACATCCTTAAAGACTTGCAGTTCCTATCGGCGCAGGTGTCTACCGGCGTGCAACAGGCCATCGCGTTGGGCGGGCAGTTGCCAAGCGGCGGCAACGTGACCAATAACAATGTGACCGTGAATAACAACGTCCCGAATAGCGCAGCGGCGGCGGCGGGCAGCTACGCACTTGGCGCAAGTTTACGCCCTGGAGGGGTTTAACACATGGCTGGTACATCACCGAATGCGATCCTACAAATCATTAAAGGCGTGGCGAAAGTCCCAGGCGATACCAACTCAGCGGAAACCGGACTCGACAGCATCAACTTGCTCGATCCGCTTGGATTTAGTTGCGACACTTACGATATTCAACTTCCGAATATGAAGGGGGGCGCAGTGTGGGCAGATAGCCCGCTTACCGATGGCCGAACCCTCATATCCGGCACATTAGGCAACGTGACTGAAACCCTGCGCATCCAATTGACGGCGGGAACGCTCGTGCAAATGAGTGCTATGTTGTCCAGGTTGGGACGCTTTCGACAGGATTGTAATGATTTTTGGGATACCTTTGGGCAGATTGAACCTGTGTATATCAAGCATCAGGTGGAAGGCGAACCCGGCCCTCGTTATGCACTGCTCTATAACATTGAAATCAATGTGGAAAGCCCGATTGACCCCGGCGAATCGAATCGCATGGTGACGCTTTCGATTGAGCGTGAGTATGGTTGGCGCGGACTTGCACCGGGGGATAACCCGAAACGGTGGGCAATTGAGAATGTGTTCAGCGGTCAAAAATTTAATAGCAATACCGCTGATTTGATGTCGGGAAATAACTTTCTGCATTATGAAACTGACATCTGGAATCGCGCCGAGTTACGTACTACACAAAACGGATACAACGTCAAGAACTTTGTAGTTATTCCGGGGTCGCGTATTCCTGGTGATTTGCCAGCTTTACTATGCTTGTCCTATACCCGTTCCCAAACCGATATTACCGACTCTAACTTGATTATCTCCAAAAATACCAAGTCAGACACAACTAATATCAACCGTACGACAAGCACGAATCAGATCATGATTCATGTATTCAACGCGGCAGACGCATCATTAGGAACAGACACGACACTCGCGGCAGATACCGGCGCGAGTAAAGGCATAACAGGGTTACAGCGACGGTCACAAACCACGTTTGCAACCGCTACGCTCATTTCACGGTTAGCGTGGGCATCAGCACAGTATTCCACGAACAAATTGAATTTATCTGTTTTGCGCGGGCGCTATGCGGTATTTGCACGGGCGCGCGTCTCGGCAGTGTCTACGACGTGTGTTCTACAACTCTATATAACTGAAACTGGCGGATTGGTTCAAGCCCTTACGCCTGTTACCTTTATTGATGATGGGTCATCTGGAACGGGTAACACGACTTGGTGGAGTTTGGCATATCTGGGGCAGGTTTCGTTACCGTCATCAGATCGTAAAACAATTGTTAGCGCCAATGGACTTGGAATCAATGTTGAAGAAAACGGGCTAGAAATCACGATTGCGCTATATGCAAGCCGGACAGCAGGCGCAGGGTCATTATACGTTAATGATCTTATTTTCATGCCCATTGATGAAGGCGCAACAATGTTAAGTTCAGCGGGCAATCTAGGCACGACCAACGGCGGCGCTGTGTATGATAATACGGGTTATTTGCGGCATGGTATGACCGGTGATATAGCGATCTCAACGACCAACGGCGCGGCTGAACTCAACCGGTTAGCCATGTCAGGAACACCGATATATTTGACGCCGGGTGTTGATAATCGTATTGAGTTTTTCAATTACGACGCTGCAACCAATCTTTCCCTGGCCGTCTTCGGTGGTGCAGGGGTAATTATCCGTGCAAGTATTGTGCCGCGCTGGTCGGGATTGAGAGACGTGTAACGTGCCTAGTTATCCACACACACTGCACATCTACGAAAAGCCCGCGCTCGGATCAGCTTACATTAAACACCTTAATACCTACAACTACCGCCATTCGATCAACGCTATCGGCGGGTTCGACACCGCCTCGTGCGACATTGCCGTCCGTTCGCGCGACGAAGGCCAGCAATTCCTTGACCAGTATTTAGGCAACCGGGTCGCGTTCTATGTGGACAATCCGGTAGAACCGATTTGGGAAGGGTTCATCAACCGCATGACGTTCTCATCTGGCGGCGTGGAATACAGTATCAGCCTGGATGAAATGTCGAATTACGTCGTGACCCTGTACACGACGACCAACACCAGTCCCGCCACCACCCAAAGCGCGGCGGCGCAGGACGCCGACTCGCAGGGCGTGTTTGGTATCAAAGAGGAACAAATCGACCTCGGTTTGATGCTGGCGGGAACGGGTGTAACCCTGATGCGGGACACGGTACTCGCTCAGCGTGCATGGCCGAAGTCGTCTATCCTGCCTGCGCAGGGCGGCGCGGGGCTGCTGCATCTCGAATGCTTGGGTTTTTACCACACGCTCGAGTGGGAAAACTACCGCGAAACCGGAACAGGCAGCGTCCAGCTTGGCAGCTTTGTCGATACGATTATCACCAACCTGCTCAATGGGACAACCTTCTTTGATAACGCCGATGTCAGTCTAACCGTTGCCAATGCCAACACAATCGACATCTTCACGGCCAAAGGCGGTAGCACCTGGGAAACCCTGCTGAAAATCCGCGAGATCGGCAACGGCACAAACTATTATGTAATCGGCGTTACGCCAACCAATTTCCAGACGGGTACGCGCCGCTTCTATTACACCACCGCCAGCACTACCGTTACCTACACCGCGCGCCAAAGCGACGGTCTGCGCATCCGCAATCTGTACGGTCAGTTGGTCGATCCCTGGAGGGTGCGCCCCGACACTGGAATCAGGGTGTCGGATATGCTCATCAGCTGGAACGGCATAGGCGACAATCCCACCGAAACCTATATCATGAAAGTTGACTACGACGCCAACCGCCAAACCGCTATTTACGCGGGCGATGATGACTTGACTGCGGAGGGCGTGTTCAATCTCAAAACCTACAACAAAGCGCAGGGCAAACGGTTCGGCGCGGGGCGGCGGTTGTCATGATTACGCTGCTTACCATGTTGATTATCGACGTGTACGCCCTGCTCATTTGCGCAGCGGTAATCACCCTCACAAAATACAACTAAACACCAAACCGCCGCATGATAACAACACGCGGCGGCGGTAGTCAACGCTCACGAAGGGAGCGCCAACTATGTCCATTTTACTATCAAACCTGAAAGGCGGCATAATGCTACTCGCACAAATCCCCGCCGATAACTCGCTCAAGGTACTTACTGATGCGGGCGCGGTCTCGATCCTCGCGATTGCCCTGCTTGCGCTGGCCTATGCCTTACTCCAATCGCAGCGCAATAAAAGCCGGGACGAAGACGCCGAAAATTCGCGCCTGGATAAACTGATCGACAGTTTGCTATCGGTGTTCTCGGAACTCAAGAATGACCGCCTGGAACATCGCAAGGTGATCGCTGAGAACTCGGATACACAGCGCTTGGTTGTTACCGCGACCAATGAGCAAACCAGCGAAGTCCGTTTACTGCGTAAGGACTTTAGCAATTACCAGCAGCTACAGACCGAAACGGTTCAGAATGTGCGCGATGAACTCGTATCCTTCAAGGGCGAAATTCAGGACGCGATTAACAAAATGCTGGAACAAATCACGGTCACGAATGACTTCGTAGAGCAAGCCGTCAATGAACATCAGACGATTATTGAGAACGGCAAAACCATCATTGCAACCGGGCGCGTATTGATCGACAAAGCAAACCATATTATCTCGCTGCTTCCCCCTCCCCCGTCGGCAAGCGTGATTAACATCAATACCGCTACCCCACCTGCCGCACCGTTGGATGAACTCCCAAAGGCAAGTGGGCAATGAGCGGCCTACGCATCGGCATTAACCTACACCCGAAAGCACGTTCAGGTCAGGAACGCAGCGCCGCCGAAAAGATTTACCTTCCCCAATTTTTACGCCAGTTGAACCCGTCCGCAATCGTGGTCATGGATGACTTCGCATTCGCTCAAGACATGCACAGCAACCTACCCAATACGGTTGTGGTGTATCGGCAATATAACCCCGCCGAAGGGCATTTGTGGAAAGTCATCACGCCCGAACAATATGTCGCTAACCAGCGGGGCATCAGTAAGCCGGGAATGCCGCTGTATGTGATTAATGAACCGGATTCCAAAGCACCCAAAGACGAACTGAACGATCACATCAAATGGATTGTCCGCGTGATGGAACTCTACGCGAATGCGGGGCTGCTGCTGTGCGTGGATAACTTGGGTATGTTCCACCCGGACTTATCCTGGTTCACTGATGCTTCCAAGTGGGCAGTCGTCAAACCGCTATTCGATGCCTTCAAACGTTACCCGCAACATTATTGGGGTTTGCATCCATATTGGGGTGAACCGGGATTGTTACCCGATGATCCTAGCGCCGCCTACCATCGCAAGATCGAGGCACAACTCAAGATGCGCGGGTATAACATGCCGCTGGTGATCTTCTCCGAAACCGGGCGCGATGCCCGCAATGGCAGCAAGACGAACGGTTGGAAAAGCGCGGGGCTGACTGAGGAGCAATACGCGGTGGAAATCATCAAGGCGCGCAACACACTCTGGACAGAACCGTACATCCGAGGCGCTGCGCTCTATTGCTATGGCAGCACTACCGACCAGTGGAGCGCATTCGACATAGAGGCGGCGAAAATCCTACACACGGCGCTCATCGGCGCAAACCAGACTGCGCAGCAACCGCCGCCGGTTGATCCGATACCGCCGATTTTATTTCCGCCCGAACCGCCGCCACTGCCCGCGCCGCCTGTCCTCGATACGATCTTTTGCGATGCACAAATCGCGGCGCTTGAATTACAAATCGCTGCTTGGAAACGCCTTAAGCAAAAGTTGGCTAGCCCAACTGAAAGCGCCGCCTAAAAACGCGCCTACCCCTATCTACGTTAAGTTTTGCGCCATTCTAGGCGCTGTTTAGATTGGAGATACTATGTTTCAAATTGAGAAATGGATTCTAGTCCTGGTCGTGATCCTTGCCCTGATGCTGCCCTTTGCTGCACTCGCGCAGGACACGCCCACCGAACCCGCGCCGACTGAGGAAGTCGTTACGCCAACGGTAGAACCGATCATTGTCGAACCGCCGCCGCCTGACCCGGTAACGGAAGAACCCGGCGACCCGCCTGCGACTTCGCCCGAAAACCTGCTAGGGCAATTGTTTGCGTTGCTCAAAGATGCTACTTTTATAGCTTGGGCTGCTGCTGGCACGGTGGTCATTGTCGGACTGATTAAGGTGATCGCATCCGCCGCCGGGGTTGCCATTACGGGCAATAGCGCGATTGCGGTAACGCTTGTGGTTCAGGTCATCATCTGGTTGACCTATTCGATTGCCAATTACTTTGGGCAAGGCGAAGCGTTCAAAACGTGGTTCTTGTATCTCGCAGACGTAGCCCGGTCACTGCTGCCACTCGCGGGCGCAATCTTCGCCGGCCATGTTCTCTATCAGCAGGCGGCTAAACGTAACGTTCCGATTTTGGGATACAGCAAGAAAACGGCGGCTACACCTACCGCCGCCTAACCGCGCTACCGCGTCACCGTTGGCAGGGCTGCCCATAGAGCGCCCTGCCCCCAACTCTACACGCTGTCGAGTTGCTTTAGTATCTGCTGCATTTCTTTGCGTAGCAACTTGTAACCCGCCTGTTGTGCTTCTTCCATCGTGGTATATGGCTTTACTTTGGTATGAGCAAAATTACCAGATACGCGAACGTAAAACCCCGGTTCGGTTTTCCTCCAGGCTACGGGATAATGGTCAATGATAATGTCCAGTAATCCAACACTTGCCTTCCATGAAGTGTAAGCATCAGTCCGACGAGCAATCGGTTTCCACGTAATAGCCATAAATATCCCCTCGCATCCTTTCGCTACCGCAACCCTACTCGCTACCACGCCCCGCGCACCCCCGCCGCCGTTGGCGCTATTTCGCCGCGCCGGGTGCGGCTTGCTGCGCTTTGTACTCGCGTATCTTGTCTGCCGCGATTGCCGCGTTCCAGGCTACATTTGCGCTCCGTGTACCGTCGCCGATATGATCCCGGTTTTCAGGCAGTAACTTTGCAATATCATCCAACAGCGCCCGCGCCTGCGCAAGTTCGGCTTGCAGGGTCGCGATTTGCTGCTGTGCGTCCTGGTGCATTTCGTGGAATGAAATTGCGCCCTTTTGCGAGTTGAGTAACGCCGTTTGCAAGTTGCTGATAACATCCCACACGCTTTCAAAGTCGCCACTCGCCACATGATCCGCGATGTAACCACGACTATAAACGCTCGCGTCGCCCGCTGCCGGTTGCGGCGCGCTGTCGGCGGGGGTTGGGATCGCGCCTGCGACTACCCGCCGCCCGTAGTCACTCGCCATAAACATCTGGTAAGCAACGCGGTTCACTAACCCCATCTCGATCAACTCATCCGCTACTTTTTGCTGGCTTAAATAGAACAGCTTTGTCGGTTCGTCTAACACGTCTTCCAGTAACGCCTGCTGTTCCCCGTTTAATTCATCCCACGTAATCATATCTCTACCCTTCTCGCCCGTTCGGGCAATCCCTTAACTCAACAATATACACCCGCTCAAACCGCACCACGCGCACGAATGCCGCCCGCGCCGCATCCGGTAGCAGGCCGCGAAACCTAGTCATCACTATCGTCGAAAACCTTATACCCCATCCGTTCCAGTGCCATTCCGAACCTCACAAATGCCTCAAGTTCGGATGCTGGTTTCGGGTATAGTGGTACATGCGGGCGCGGTTTCGGCGGCGTTATTTTAGGCGTCTTGATTTTCTTCTTTGGTCGCCCATGTCCCTTGCTGTGCTTCCCCGTCCGGTTCGGTTTAAACTTTCCCATTGCCCCTACCCCTTCAATTCCACAATGAACATATTCTGATCGGTCACGACCCGCTCGAAACAATCCCACGCCGCGCCAAGTTTCACGCCGCGCGGTAGCACAAACGCCCAACAATTCGCGCTCCAGGCTATCGCCGTTTTGCACGGTAGCACCTTGCCGACGGGCGTGATGCCATGCGCCAGCAGCAGCGCGCGCACGGTTTCCGCTGTCACAGGTTGCGGCGGTTTCGCTTGCATGGTCGCCTTAGCGCCCCAACCGCCGTAGGCTTTGCGTTCAATGTAGCCATGTCGCCACAGGAATTCAAGGTTTTCTTGATCCTCGAACGTCTGACAGCGCGCGTCCACTGACCACCAACCGGCGGCGATAATCGTGCGCAGCAAGGCGCTTTCGTCGGGAGTCAATTCGCGGGGTTTTGCTGTAGTGTAGGTCATCACAGGACACACTCCAAAGCAACCCACCCGGACATTGCGCACACGCTGAAATCGTAGGCGATGAACTCATACTCCACAAAGTAATTCGTTGTACCACAGAATTCCTCAATACGGGTCACGGTTGCGCCATAGACCACCTTGCCGCCGGGGGTGATGAAGTCGATTTGATCCCCTAGTTCGGGCGTCAACTCCCACGCGGTAATTGACGGACGGACGATTGTGTGCAAAAATTCATTCAGTGTCATGATTGTTTAGCCCTCCCAGGCTGATAATCGAAGCACGCGCCCGTGTGAACGACGGGCGTTGTGCTTTTAAGTACCGTTAGCTTTTTGCTGTTGACTTCTCGACAAGGAACTGACCGTAAGGCGTCAGTGCATACCACGTTACCGTAGTCCACTTGTCGCCGATCAAATCTTCCTCAATATTGAACGGTTCGAGTAAATCCTTATCCCGTAGCCAGTTCAAGGTCTGAGTACGGAAATAACCTCGATTGGTGATACTGTCGCACTCGTAAGCCGCTACCAGGGCGGCGCGGCGCAGTTCTGTTAGTTCGCTCAAATCTTTAATCATCGCCCTACCCTCCTATAGCCTTACATGGCACGTACTGAGTTAAATCCACATGCGGGTAATTCCGCTCCGAAAACGTGTACATCTGCATATTGCACCCGCTGTCCTTGCACGTAATCAGCCACATCCCCTCGCGCCCCGGTAACAACGGTTGTTGCCATACCGCGTCCATCGGTTTCGCGCAGCAGCGGCATGGTGTGGTCGGTTTCGGTGGTTGCATGGTATCCTATAGCCTCACTGGTTTCGAGTTGGTTGCCGGTGACGGCGGCGCTCATACTGTCGAAGGTGGGAGCGCCGCCTGCGTGTTAGCTGTGCAGCCGATATAAATGGCTGGCGTGAAATACTTCAGCGGCGATGGCTGCCTTCAGTTCCATCTCGTAATCCCAACGATCATAGCGAGTTGTTCCAGCGGCAAAATTCCAGGTGTTCTGAATCGAGGTCGCCGCGCGCATCTGTTCAAAGTAGATGTTGTCAACGGCGGCTTGATATTTGACGGTCTGGGGTTCGAGTGCGGGTTCTTTTACGCCGTCAACCATATCCAGAAATGCTCTAATCTTCGCTTGTTCAGCCAATCGCTTTAAACATTTCTTGCAGGTTACAGGATCGGTAGTCGCTTTAAAGCTGCTTGGTTTACGGCTAATGAAGACTGTCGTTTCGCCCGATCCACATAAAGGTATCCAGCGACTTGTTTCATGTGCGCGTGTTCCTAAATGAACCGCTCCGCCGTAGCTAGTTCGGATGTTGCTGTTCAGTGCGTTCATTATGTTTGCTCCGTTTGTGCTTGCTTATCTGTCTATGCTTTTAATATATCACATAGGTGCGATATTGTCAATAGACTTTCGGAATTATTCGGATTTACCCCTAAATGTTAGGGGCTGGTATGCCCCGGCGGTCTGCCCCGGTTGCTTTTGTTTTCTTTGTAATCAAGTACGCTGGACTTGAGTATGAGGATTATAAACCTGCCGCCATACAAAGGATCGGAATGCCGCATAGATTGAAGGTGATTAGTCCTTGCCAGATATGCAATGTGATAACGGCTGACACCCAAAATCTTTGCCGCTTCTTTTGTCGTGATGTACTCTGTATCAATCATGGTTGGGTTATTCACTTCATTCATTCGTTTTGTATCGGTTTCTCACTCTGGTAAGTAATTCCTTGACACTTTATCACTATAGTGCGATAATGTCAACATAACGGCATTCGCATTAATGACAAAGGGTTAAATGATGGGTCTATATCGTCCGCGAAAAGAATTCAAATTCTGGCTCTGCCATGACCGCCATGAAGACACGCGCCTCATGGAGTATATCGCTTTTCTAAAGACTACGCGCCAATTTGCGCGGGTTGTTAGGAATGGTTTGCGCCTGATGTGGTCATTGCACGAGGGCGATACGTCGGTTTTATTTGAACTATTTCCGCATTTAAAACAGCAATTTAAACCGGACACCGAAGACTTGATTGAACAGTTCCGTGTAATGCTACTGCACACTAAACCGGACGATGCAGCGCCGCGCGCCATTCCCGCAACGGTAGGGGAGGGCGTTAAGCCAAGCATCGCCGCGCCCGCAGCCGTCGCCACCGCCGCGAAGCTGCCCGACGCCTCAACTATCGCGGATGACTTCCTGGCGTTCATTCAGTGAGGACACACGACATGATTACCAATCGAGAAGCAAAATGGCGCAAGTACAAAGCCGACTTCCTGCGCGCAAACCATTGTACCGCTCAGGAATTCCACGATGCCTACGTCGCATTCATGGAAAGCAATCCGAATGACAAGGCGTATCGACAATTCGCGCGCAAGTATAGCATTACGATACACCCTGAACCTCGTTTACCAGAACATTTACAGTTGGTGTTCAGCGTCAATATCTCAGCGATGAAAGTAATGGCGGAAACCTTTGAGGAGTCCGAAAGCGCATTCCAGGAAATTATCGACAGTGGTAGGACACTACACTAGCCGCACAACACGCGCGCCCGCTGGCGCAAGGGAGACCGCACATGCTTGACGACGTGACCCTACGCACCGAACTCGAAAAGATATACACCGCCGCGCAGGAGGTTATCGACGCCCTGGAACGCCGCGACTACGAAGGCGCTGAGACCGCCGCACGCTACATCAAACTGAAGGCGATGGCGCTTGCGCCCAAAGAACAGGAGGATACATGGACATCGAACTAACCAAAGATACAACCGCTACCATTGACGACTGCGACGACGACCTTGCCGCGCTGTCCTGGTATCTGCACGATACCAGCCCCGGCCAATTGTACGCGGCGCGCGGCGGCGGTAAAAAGCCGCTCGTGTTCCTGCACCGCGCCGTATTGGAGCGCAAGCTAGGGCGCGCACTGGCCGCCGATGAACGCGCCGATGTGGTTAACAACAACGGCCTCGACTGCCGCCGCGAGAACGTGGTGCTGTCGGTCAATGGGCTATATCAGCGCAACAGCAAGCGCCGCCGCACGAATACCAGCGGGTACACGGGTGTGCGTTACCACAAACGCGACGGGCGCTACCATGCGCAAATCTCGATAGGCGGCAAAATAAAGTTCCTCGGTTCGTGCGCTACAGCAGAGGAAGCCGCCGCGCTGTATGCCGATGCCAAGCGGGGGATCGTGGGGTAGGGCGCGGGCGCGCCGACGGCGAACGTGTGACAACTTGTAAGAGGTTGCGGCGGGCGGGCAGGGGGGGTGTGAAACCTACGGGTGGCGGGCGATTTGCCAACGAATGAGTACCCTGTATGAAATCCTTGTGAAAAACGTGCATGACTGTTAACACTTTGTAAGGGTGCTGTGGTACTATTTGGTCATTGTAAATAGGTCACAACACCGCGCCTATCATCATTACCTAGTGACCTTTGGAGGAACGCCCACACACAATCTAAATTAGAAAGTAGGTTTTTGAAATGCATCACGCTTTAGGACTTACCACCGTTCTTTCGCTTCTTGACGATGTTGATTTTCTTTTCATCGCCAGACTTACCGCCGCCTTTATTGCCGCCGCCCCTGATGAGTTCGACAATGATACTCCGTCTAGCCTCTGGCAATTTGTTGATGTCTTGAGCCAGGAGCATATCCTCAGCGCTGGCATGATGGACGTGATCCGGCGCAACCAGGGCAACCAAAGTCAGCAGATCATAACCCGTTGCGCTGCTTAAACGAATAAGGAAGTACAGTGTAGGGTCGGTGTTGGTGTTGAGATAATTGTTTAAGGTTCTATGCTGTACACCCATCTTTTCAGCTAATGCGCGGCGCGATAGACCATGCTGCTGAATGTAATCCTCAATAAAGTCTGATAGCTTAGTCATTTTACAAACCCTTAACAAACCGAATTGATATACGGCGCTAATTGACAGTGGATAATATTATCCATATACTGGATACTAGACTACATCACTTGGAGATTATAGCGCATGTCCAAACCCCGCAAACAAAGAATAAGACTATGGGTAAAAGGCGATTCCGAATACAGCCAAAAGTGGACGGAATGGGCGAGAAACCAGGGCGTTATCGCTGAGGATTTTCTCCGCAAGGTTCTCGACAAGACGATGGAACACGGGTCAATCTCTTTTGATGTTGAGTGTGGCTACCAGAATAGCCAGTCGGATAATCAGACGCAATAAGGCTGCCTACCTTAATAGTAAGGCTAATTGTAAACAGACACAAGCGTACAAACACCAACGTTTGTAACAGGGTTTACGCCCTTTAAAACCGGAGACAAGATGGCATCAGGTATCTACATCATCCACAACAAGAAAACAGGCTATGTCTACATCGGGCAAGCTGGTGATATTCCAAAGCGGTGGAAATCCCACGTGCAAGCTCTGAACAAGAAAGTCCATGCTAACCGCCCCTTGCAAACCGCATGGAATGAATACGGTGAAAGCGCGTTCAAGTTCAAGGTTTTGGAATATTGCGCTATCGATGATCTGAATAGCCGCGAAACACATTACCTGACTATCCACATGGCGCGAGGCATTTGCTACAACATCAAATCAGGGGCGAACTCCCATAAGCCACGAGTACGGACTCAGTCGGATAAAAAGTTTTCACCCAGCGTTCGTCAAATTTGGGTTCGCAGTGATCCTACTTTTATGCAAAAGCTAGACGCGGCGGTTGCCTATTCCGGCATGGCAAAAGCAGACTTCATTTTCATGGTTCTCGACAGTGAAATGAAGAAACTAGAGCCGCTATCATGACCAACACTGACCGCCTATTCTGGCTACTCGTGGGCGTCCTCATCGGCATTGCTATCGGTATCGCACTCAGCAACCAAAGCAACCCGCCGACGGACGATGACACCCTTCACGTTATCCGTAAACCGATGGCGACACGGCGCAGCGCATCATGACCGACGCGCCGCAAGTATCCGAATGGACGCCGATAGATCCGACGCTGGCGGACGTGGAACGCGAATGCTGGTATGACGCGCCGATGAAAGCACAGGTAACGGACGATTACGAAGTGGAGAGGGTAGAGACATGAGCAGCGCAGAACAGATCAAGCACCAAAGGATGATTGTGAACACGTTTCAATTCATGCACATCCAGGTACAGCGCATCCAGGCACACGCGACCATCGTCGGCGACGGGGCGCAAATCCTGGGTATCGACGCGCTGCTGGAACAGGTTGCGGCGCAAGGTGTCCACGCCGACGAACTGCTGGCGACGTTAGCCAGCGCCCTCGAAACACAGGAGGATATGGCGGTTGTGGTGTACGACGAGGACGGCAACGAACTTGATAGTTTAGACAGGGCGGTGTAACTATGAGCATGGCATTAGCACTCATCAATCCAACGGAATATGAGATTATGGCAAAGCTGGCGAGAGTAGCCGCCGGTTCTGGGTACGTCGGCAAAAACGAAGTACAGGCCATGTTCATTATGCTCAAGGGCATGGAACTTGGCATATCCCCCATGCAGGCGCTTGACGGTATCCAGGTCATTCAGAACAAAACTACCGTTTCGCCTCAACTGATGCTGGCGCTCATTAATCGCAGCGGCGAATTACAAGACTTGCAGATTGATGACCCGGATACGATCAAAGCAAACAAGGCTTGCAAAGTGGTTATGACCCGGCGCGGACGTTCACCCCATACCGAAATTTTCAGCATGGAAGACGCCGAGAGTATGAAGTTGGCGGGTAAAGACAACTGGCTTAAACAACCCGCCGTGATGCTCAAATGGCGCGCGGTATCGGCTTGCGCTCGTATCGTATTCCCGGATGTTATTCAGGGCATGTACACGCCCGAAGAAATGGGCGCGGAAGTCTCCGAGGATCAATCGGGCAATATCGTTATTGAAGCGCCACTACTCGACGCCGACTTTACGAAGTCAGAAAACGAGGTTGCGCAGTTGACTGCAAATAATCCGTTAAACGCTGACGAGGATGGCATTATTCCAAACGTAGAGGCCACTCCTAGCGATTTACAGGCTGAAACCGACCAAGTACCTACAACCGCAGAAACCGCTAAGTCACGATTTGCTGGCAATGGCGCGCCCCCGACAGGCCAAAAAAAAGAATCTGACACCCGCGAATGGATTGCCAGCGCGGTAACGGTTCGCAAGGATAAGTTCGATAAACCCTACTTGCAGTACGTTTGCACCGAGGGTAAACCGACAGGACGCGGGCGCGAGATGTTACGCCAAGCGGGTTATGAGTGTGAAGCCTGGACGGTTGCGGGTGAGACATACGACCTTGTACCACCGGCGGCGCTAACGGTGCAAAAGAGCGGGCAATTCTGGAACGTTATTGAGTTGAGATCAACGGTTAGCGAGGTGTCATTTTGAACAAGGTACTCAATACAAAGGTCGCAGGCGTAACCTACGAAGGGCGTCAAGACCTGATCGTCCAACTATCCACGAGTGACCCGTGCCGACTTGTACCCGAACCGACCAACCCCTACGACGAAAACGCGATTGCGGTACACGTCGCGCACGGTGGAGAAGTGTGGCACATCGGTTTCGTACCGCGCGAGATTGCCGCGCAAATCGCCGGACATCTTGAGGGTGAATCGCTGATGTGCAAGATTGCGGAAATTACCGGCGGCTTTGAATTCGACAATGGCGACGTGGCCCCGTTGGGTGTGCGGTTGCGGATCGAACTACCGGATTATGGGACGGTGCAATCATGACGGCACAACAGCGCGCAGACCATTACGAGACTTATCAGCAGTTACGGTTGGCGCTCATCCTTCCCGGTGAAACCATCGGGGAGGAACGCCGCCGATACACGCCAGTCAATTACGACAAGTGGACACTCAGCTATGACGACCTAATTGCCGCGCCGCCAACCCCGCGCATCGCCTACTTGCAGGCGCGGTATCCATTGGCCGGGATTGCATCACTTGGTATGAGAGGGTAGGGGCGCATGGCTAAGAAACTGGCAACGACTCCCGACGGGATTATCTGTGCAGTCTGTGGTGAGGACAAGCAGCCTTACCACTATTTCAACTTTCGGAACAAGTATGACCGCGAATTTTGGGTGAACGGCATACCCGGCAATAACAACACCTGTTTCGATTGCGCTGGCCCGTACCGCTGTATCTGCTGCCATGAAATCAAGCCCGCAACCGAGTTTCGTTTGCAAGGGCGCATCTGCAAGGATTGTAAATTGGACGGCGGGCTTAAAAATGCCATTGCGCGTGAAATCGCCCGCACAAATTCAATCGAGGCGGTATCTGATGACCACTGATGCCTATTTGCACCACGAAGCCCTCGCCGCCGCTTGCGTCCGTTGCCGCGCGACCCATGTGCATTACGTGTATGAACACAACGGCAAGGTGTACGCGACTATCGTCAGTGACTTGGCTGATCCGCGCGATTTGTCGGCACGGTTTGAGAAGCGCGGTTATGACGTGGTGCAGATTACGCACATGGGCGGCGAATGGTTTCAATTCGTGATGAATATTCGGAAGGTGACAGCATGACCCGCGACTACCGCCAAACCGGACGTTCCAGCAGCGCCCGCCTGACACCCTATGCGCAGGCATCACACGAGGCCGCCCGTCATACCGCGCTGCTGATGCGTGAAATGATCGACGCGGGCTTATCCCGTGCTGAAGTCGGCAAGCGCTTTGGGGTATCAGAGCAGTCAGTCTACAACCGGCTCAAGAGACAGGGGCTATTGAAACCGCCGCCGAAATAGGCTCTCAATGCATAACCTACCATACATACGCAGTTCCGTTTGAGCGAAAGGTAGTTAGCGGCGATGGATAGGCTCTGTGTCCGAAGTAATTGAGAGCCGACTTCAGCAACGGTTTAGGAGGAAAGTATGAACAACATCATCAACCTGTTTGACGACCTGCCGCCGGAACTCGACGCGCTGCAATCCCGACATATCCACGTCGCCGGGATACCTTGCCCGGTGTGTGGCATGTCCATAGACCAGATGCAGGCGAGTACCGCTTACATGGAACATCGGCAAGCGGCGGCGAAAGCGAAGCTTGAACGCTGGAATCAGGCGTGTGTTGGAAAGGCGCAATCATGACGACCTATCGCATACCCGACGGTCACGAGTACCCCGAATATACCAAGTTTGCCCGCTACCAGGGCGGCGTGATGTTTGTGCCACTGCTGATCGGCGAGAATCGGGTGCGCTTCTATGCACTGTGCAACTTGCGCGAGGTCAGAGAACCGTTCATGACCGACCTGTACTACACCTGCGAACCGCCGCCCGCGCCCGTCCAGGGTTGCGCGTTACCGCCGTATATGCTCGATCAGATTACCGCGTTGACCGAGATACTCAACACGCGCCCACAAGAGCGCCAAGTCTCGCGGGATTTATACGTGTACGAGTTGGGATACCAGATAGCCGATGCTCTGGAAGTCGAGGCCGCGTGATGTTATTACTGCCCACGAAATCAAGTTCTGTTACCCGAATATTTTCTTTCGGTGGCGGCGTTCAATCAACCGCCGTAATGGTGCTTCAAGCCCAACGTCTGATTATGCCTTATGACGCCTACATATTCGCCAACGTTGGGAACGATAGCGAGAACCCCGACACGTTGGAATACATCGAAAAGTACACTAAACCATTTGCGGATAAGCATGGTATCCAATTCGAGGAAGTCCAGAAGGTCAGACGTGGCGGAGCGAAAGATACGCTTGTCGGGTTCATTGAACGCACTGAACGCAGTATCCCTATCCCGGCACGTATGAGCAACGGCGCGCCGGGTAATCGCACCTGTACCACCGACTTTAAAATCCTTGTCGTGGATAAGTGGGTTAAGCAACACAGCTTCACTCATGCCATTGTCGGGTTAGGTATCTCGATAGACGAGTTTAGCCGGATGCGCGGCGAGGAATGGACAGACCGACAGGGCAAGCGCAAACACGGGTTCTGGAAGCGCCGGGAGCATCCTTTAATTGACCTGCGCATCAGCCGCCACAAGTGCGTTGAAATCATCGTCAAGGCAGGATTGCCAGTACCGCCGAAATCAAGTTGCTTCTTTTGCCCATTCACGCGCCGCGCTGAGTGGATCGAGATGAAACGGGAAACGCCCGCATTGTTTGATGAGGCTGTGCGGATTGAGCATATCATCAATGCGAAACGCGGTCTTTTGGAGAAAGACCGCGTATACCTACACGCCGATGTTGTGCCATTAGAGAACGCGGTGGGTAATCAACTAACTCTTTGGGCGCACGCGGCAAAGGCGGCGGGCTATACAGGTAGCGCGTTTGATAACGAAACGAATGTATTGAAACCGATCACCGAAGACGAGGCTTGCGAAGCCGGGTACTGCTTGACGTAGCCTGACCGCGCGCCCCGGCAACACGCGGGCGGGTGACGGCAGCCGGTGTGGGGTGTGGAAACGGTACGCGGGATGGATCGGTATTTGATGGGAGTTTGAGCGATGCAACTATTGAGCGCGTTCGTCGGAGCGCCGGAAACAAATCGGGTCTATAACTGCGATGCGCTCAGCTTACTACGCGCCTTGCCAGATAGCAGTGTTGATCTTGTATTCATTGACCCGCCGTATGGCAACAATAATGGCGTTGACGACTTAGCAGGGGCAAGGGCGCGGGATAAGGTCAAGGGCGGTAGGCAGCGCGGCGAAATAAGCGTGATAGCCAACGATAGTAGATTGGATTGGGAGGCACTTATTCCGTCCGTCCTGGTGGAAGTAAATCGCGTACTCAAACCGAGCGGCGGCTGCTGCTGCTGCTGCATGGGAGGCGGCGGGCCAGAACCACATTTTGCGCGGTTGGCGATGTGGTTAGATCAGTATCACGAATTCTTTCACGCCGTTGTGTGGGACAAATCCGCGCGGGGTTTTGGTATGGGTTGGCGTTATCGGCGCAATTATGAATTCATCATGGTTAGTCACAAGCGCGGCGGCAAGCTGGCATGGAATGAGAACCGGGGCGCGCAACCCAATGTAATCAACTTTCACCCAACGGATAACGCGCTGCATCCAACGCAGAAGCCGTTATCCCTGGTGGAATTCTTTATTGAGAACCACACCACGCCGGGGCAGTTGGTAGTCGATTGCTTTGCGGGAAGCGGTACGACTGGACTCGCCGCGCGCAATTTGAAGCGCAAGTACATCCTAAGCGATATTGACGCGGGATACGTGGCAGTGATGAATAAGCGGTTGTCACAGGATTACACGCCGTCATTCATGCCGATTTTAGAGGCCGTGTAAGTCGATAGGTATTTGAGGGTTCGGAAACTGGTACACATGCAAACTGAAAATTCAGACATAGTAAGAGGCATTTTATGAGAAGTTGTGATATAATAAATCAGGCGATTTTCCGCCTAAGAAAAGCAAACGACACTGATGGGTTCAGTGCCGCGCGCAGTAGCGATCTATCCATGCAAAGGAGCATAGACCGTATGTTTAGTATATTCGATTTAACCCCCAAACGTCAATACCTCAGCGTTAGAAAATCCTCAGACGGCGGTGTGAGATGACCGCCAATATTCCCGACTTCGCAAAAGAACGGGGTATCAGCTACCCCACATTGGAACTATTCAACCTACGCCAGAACGGGGCAGGGTGGCTATGGGATACGCGCACGTTATCCGGTGGCAAGGCTACGCGCTGGAAGTCGTTCTACAGCATCCGCGAGGCCGCACCGGAAACCGAGCGCGAAACCTGGAAGAAATATACATGGTATCCAGACCGCCCGAAAGACGCGCAATACTTCTTTCCCCCGAATTTAAGTCTGCAAGCGGTAGTCGATCAATACGACGGTGAGTTATGGCTTGTCGGTGGCGAAGTCGCTGCGATGAGTATGATAGACGCCGGGTTCAAAAACACAACTAGCTTTTTCGGGGATAGCAATATTCCTGATACGTTGGTTGCGGACTTGAAAAAGGCGGGCGTAGTGCGTCTGCGTATGATCCCAGACCGTGACGAAAGCGGGCAAGCCTGCGCGATGAACGTTCGTGATGCCCTCAAGGATAGCGGTATCCAATTCACGGCCTACCAATTGCCGTATGCTCTCGAAACAAAACACGGCAAAGACGTAAATGATTACTGGCTTGGTCTGAAAGGGGAGTCGGTTGTGTTCCTCGAACGAATAGACACCCTCCCAGAATGGACGCTGCCAGAACCGCAACCCAAACCAACCTATAACTACGACACATCGGGCTATGCTGACAGTGATTTGCCCGCGCCATTCATTACCGATATTGAGCGGGCGTTGGATGTGTACCCGGTATTCAATAGCGACGGTTGGTCTAAGCGGAATGTGCCGTGTCCATTCCATGACGACGTACACGCCTCTGCGACCTGGAATCATGATAAAGCGATCCTGCGCTGTCATGCCGGGTGTGGCAAGTCGTATCTGGCAAAGGAAGTCGGCGGGCATTATGGGCTAGACCTCAAGCAATATTTTAACCCTGTACCCCTCTACAGCAGCGAAAGCACCGCGCCCAAACTTGACCCGGTTGCGGCGGTTGATCCTGTACCCAACATCTCGATTGTTGAGAAGCAAGCCTACCGCCCGCCGCTGCCTGATTATGCTGAGTTATCGCCCGCCCAAAAGCAGGAAGCGAAAGCGGGGCGTAAGTGGCTGGATACCTATGTTAAATGGGCATGTGAGGCCGCGAGTGCAACGCCGGAAATCTTTCACGAGGCAACCGGTCTATGGTTGCTGGCAACCGCCGCAACGCGCCGTGTCAAGGTGCAGGTAGGCGGGGAAGACATATTCCCTAACCTGTACATCATGATTATCGCCAAAACCAGCTTGTACCGTAAATCGACAGGCATGAAAAAAGCGGCGGCGGTTCTGAACAAAACCAATCTCGATGTATTGAAGCTGCCAGCGGAGGCTACACCCGAAGCGTTATTCGATGAATTGGCGGGTATCAAACCAATCAATTTTGAGAAGCTACCACCGGACACACAAAAGCGTTGGTTGCTAGGGCGGGCGTTTGCGGGTCAACGTTCCATCATGAAAGACGAGGCCAGTTCAATCCTTGCCAACCTCAAAAAGGAATACATGGCGGGGTTGTCTGAAATCCTGCTGCAAGGCTATGACAGTGACGCCGGGGTGATCGACAAGCGCCTACAGACCAAAGGCGTTGTCAGTATCAAAGACTTGTCGATCTGTTTTCTAGGCGCGACGACTCCAACCATGTGGGCAAAGTACGTCGGGTTGGAAGAACACGAGAACGGGCTAACCCCACGCTTTGCACTCATCACGCCAGAAGGCCCGCCGGTCAATCGAGAAGCGCCGGACTATGTAGACATGCCCTATACGTTGGTTCAAGAGTTGCGCCATATGTTCCTTGAAATCCTTCCAGGGGATTACAAAACGATAGCGCCTATGGAGGAAGTGCAGTCACCGCCGGTTGTGTGTGCCAGCATGTCCCCCGGCGCATTTGACAGCCTCAAGAAATACCGCAATGCACTCGGTTTCGACATGATAGCAGCGGAAACCGTAGACGACAGCAAGAGCGCGGCCTACTCGCGTCTAGGGACAATGGCGTACAAAGTCGCGCTCCTATTTGCGATCATTGAAGCGAAAGCGCCCGCAATCCGCATTGAAGACCGCAATGCTTATGCCGCGATAATCGTCTGCGAACGGTGGCGCGAATCGCTACACCGACTTGATGTAGACATTGCCCGGTCACAGAATAACGGGGTGCATGAGAAGGTCTTAAAGTACATCCAATCATCTGGTGATATGGGTGTAACCCTTCGTGAGATTATGAAGGATTGTGCTTTGAAGACTAAAGCCTATGCTTTGGACATACTGTCCATAATTTCGGATGATGGCACTATCGCAAGGTTTGAACGGAAGCCCGAAGGCAAAGGCCGTCCGACTGTGATTTACAAGTACATAGGCTAATTGTGTCATTTAGTAATTGTGTCTTTTACCTCTCTTTGGTGGACATAATACCTTTACTAATAGGGATAAAGTGAATTGTGTCCTGATAGGGGGGGTGAAAGACAAAAATAAAATGAGACACAAATGACACAATTAAATCAAATAGGAGGATTGGACACTATGCATGAGATTAAATCAATCGAGACAGAATACAACGGCGTGCTATTCCGATCACGATTAGAAGCACGGTGGGCAGTGTTTTTTGATAATCTGCGTGTTGATTGGCGATATGAGTTTGAAGGGTATGAAACCTCAACAGGTTATTACCTCCCTGACTTCTATCTGCCAAACGTTTACATGCGGGATACGAGACAAAAAGGGGTTCTATTCGAGGTTAAGCCCGAAAGCTACGAAGGCACTGAACACGATCAACTTACTGAGGTTGGTCGGGCGTTGGGTGTGTCTGGTATGTTGGCAAAAGGTTTTCAATACAACGGGGCGCACGATTGGGACGGGCTGTATCAAGTGGCGTTGGGTTGGGACGATAACATGATGATTTACAAATGCAGTTGTGGCAAAGTCAAATTTGATTACCACGAAGCGAACTACATGGAGTGTCCTAATCCGCATTGCAAAGAAATCCTTGAACCTATGGCTTGCTGGCTTGCCTACAACGCAGCCAACACCTATCGGTTCTGGTAGGGGAGGGCTAAATGAAAGCACGATACACCGAACCGATCAGCATCAAGTCAGCCCGCGCCTTTATGCAAGCGTACTTCGGCAAACCGCGCATCCCGCACGGCTCACGCTGCCTGTGGGTGGCGGGCGTGCATGATGTAGTCGATATACCCGGCGCGTATTTAATCAGCGCGGCGGGCGGGTCATGCGGCGTGATCGTGTACGCGCCGGTTGTGGAGCAAGCAGAGGAGAAATCGGCGTGAATATTTACGACAAACTGTTTATCGGCCTCGTGGTTCTGTTGGCGGCATTGGGATTGTACATCTACACCCAGGACACGCCGGAAGGGTATGCGGTATTGCTAGGGGTATCGATAGGTGTATTGCTTTCGCTCGCGAGCATGTGGCTAGGGCAGGCATCCAGCGGACGGCGGAAAGGCGGCGCATCATGACCCGCGCGCGGATCGCGGCGGCGTTAGCGGGGGAGGAGGCGTGATGGATTGGGATGAATGGGAACTTATCGACAAGATCAGAATGCTACTGCAAATCATGTTGACTTCGAGTGATGCATACCTGCGATATAAGGCAAGCGTTGAGTTAGAAAAGCTACGGGTTAAGGAAATTGAAATCGAGCAGTCAAAAAAGGACGGCGCATCATGACACAACGGCAGCCGACAGCGGCGGACAAGGAACAGGCGGCGTACATCGCGCGGTTGGAACGCGAAGCGGCGGCGGGGCGGGTGTTGTTCGATAAGGTATCCGAAGTCAGCAATATGGGGCTTAATCGGTTCTATCGGACGCCGATGTATTTAGAGCAGCATATGACGCTTGAGGAGTGGGAAGCTTTGACCATAGACGCGGCGCTAGATGAGTATCGCAAAGCGTTAGCGACGTTGGACGGAGAGGGGTAGGGGGCAAAAGGGCTAGCGCCAACTAGCCCCATGCGAAACCAGATCGTTGCACATGACACTCGATAGGATATTACACTACTTCAGGAGTGTCAAATTTGAACGTCATACAACTCGGTTTCGATCCTCAAGATAATCGCCTATGGTGGTGCGACCAACATCGCTGGAATACTCGCACCGAAGACGGCGAAGAAGAACCGGATACCGTCAAGCGCCCAACGGAGATACGCGCGTTCCGAAACATCTTTCGCCAGTCGCGCCTCATGGCTAAGAAGGGCGTGATGATTAATCTTACACAGATGCACCGGGAAGCGTTGCGACTTGAACACGCGGCAATGTCGCGCCCGCCATACCCGGATAACGTCTATGGTTACATCGCATCGCGGATGCAGGGTATCCCGCCAACACAAGTCAAATTCCTATTGGACGAATGCAGCTTCGTTGTGTTATTGCGGGAACTGTTGGGAATGCCTGCACTGGTCATGGATTGGGAAGTCCCCGACACCGTCAAGCGCGCGGCGTAATGCAGGTTGTAATAGAGTTTAGTGATATAATAAGTAATAGAGCGCTATGCATATTGCAGGCGCTTTTTGCATTCATGCTGATTGTGCGCGAATCCAAAAAACGCAATACACACAAGCCAGCGAATGCAAATACATTCCCCTGCCGTCAGCGCCCTCAACGTCAACCCGAAGCGGCGCATTGATCGACAGGGGATACGCGGGTGTTGGACATGGCGTCCGTTTTTCACGCCAGCCCGTTCGAGTCGGGCTTCCCGCACAATTCACACACAACGCCTGCACATTGCGGGCGTTTTTATTTACGAGGTTGCCTGATGAAACGTCTGCTGCTGTTGATCGTTGGGTTACTGCTGACCGTCCATTTTAGCGCCGCGCAAATGGTTATTCGTATCGGCGTGTTAGGTGACAGCAACTCAGATGAATACCGCGCTGACGACAACCGAGCAGGAGGCACGCCCTACGCCGCAACCACGCTCAATTGGTTGGAACTGGCGCAGCGTTACCGGGGCGTTGACGTAGGGACATGGGGTAGTCGCTCCGAACCGCGCCGCGCCGGATATGCCTACAATTGGGCGCGCAGTGCAGCGACGGCGGGTTCAATGGTGAGTAGCGGTCAACATACCGGACTGGCAAATCAAATCAGCGCGGGGCAGGTGGACTACGCCGTCATCTTCGTCGGCATAAACGACTTCCATATCTGGAACGGCACGTATGCGGCGGTGTATAACTGCCCAACCCCGTGCGCCGCTACCCAAACTAAGATCGACGCGATTGTTGCCAACCTGACAACGGCAGTGGATACGTTACTTGCCGCCAACCCCGACGGCGTTTTACTCGTTAACTATTTCGATCCTGACTTTGTAGCCGAGTTTCCCGATGCCAGTAAACGAGCGCGGGTCACGGCGGCCATTGAGGAAATCAATACCCGCCTCGATACATTGGCTGCATCGCGCGGAATTGTGTTGGCGGACATCGCCGCGCACACTGCCGACGTTATGACCTTGATTGACGCCAGCGGTAATCTCATTATCGGCGGCGAATCCATCAGTGTCATGGTGCAAGGGAACGAACCCCACCATTTGCGGCTAGGGGATAGCGTTGGACATCCCGGTACTGTCGGCAATGGGTTACTCGCGAATTACCTCATGGGCGAATTGGCAGACGGTTATGATCTGCCGTTCACGCCATTCAGCGATGTTGAGATATTGGCGAATGCCGGTATCCTGCCCGCGCAACCAACCGCCACGCCGACGGTTACGCCTGTTCCAACCCTCACCCCAACACCTACCGCCACGCCGCAAAGCAGCGCCTTTACCCTGCAAATCAGCGGCGGCGGAAACGATGTCAACGAGGTCAATAATGCGTTGACTGCCAACGGTAATCCCATGTGGATTGGCAACGGCGGTACGACGGCGACCAGCTTCACAGGCTTACGGTTTACGGGCGTGACTATCCCACAGGGCGCAACCATCACGGCGGCGCATATTGAAGTGCGTTCGGCGCAATCGCAGTGGATTAACCTATCCTTGCAATTCAGAGGCGAAGCTACCAATAACAGCGCCGCATTTAGCGCAGGCAACCGACCCTCGCAGCGCCCATTGACCGCCGCGCAGATTATCCACACCAGCAATACCAATTGGTCAAGTGGGCAGTGGGTTGCGTTGAATGACATTAAGACGGTTATTCAGGAAATTGTTAACCGCCCCGGTTGGGTATCCGGTAACGCTTTGAGCCTGATTGTGAAAGGCACGGGCGGGAACTGGTCGCGTAAATTCCTGACCAGTTACGAGGGCAATGCCGCGCAATCCATTCGCTTAGTGGTGACAGTATCGTCATGAGGCGTTGGTGGCGATGGATTAAAGTGCGCTGTCAATTGCGCCGCATGAAACGGGCGCTGCAAGAAATCCACGCCACGCGCGATACTGAGGAATAAGTATGGCTTTTCCCTCAACCACCGTTATTGATGATTTTAACCGCGCGGATGGCGCGATTGGCGCAAACTACACCATCCCGACTTTCGCGGGTGGCATGAATGTCGCCAGCAATGCGGCGGTAGCAGCAGCAGCCAACGGCCTCGCGATCCGCAATACCGCGACTTACCAGGACTGCGAAGTCTACGCGACCCTGACGACCAAAATGAATGACGCCGCAACCGGCGCGCTATTCTGGCGTACCGTACAGGTTGCCAGTGCCATTACACTCGACGGGTATTCCTTGCAACTCACAGCCGTCGCGGGTGGGTCAAACGATACACTTCAGGTGCAATCGCTCACCAATGGCGCGCCAACGAGTATTGGCGCGGCCTTCACGCAGGAACTTGCCAATGGTGACGTGATCGGCGCGCGCATGATCGGCTCGACGATTTACGTGTTTGTGAACGGCACATTACTCGGCACGCGGACAGACACCACCTACAGCGCCGCCGGAAACATTGGTTTAGGTTTCTCAGGCACGACCGGGATATGGGATAACTTTGGCGGCGGGACGGCTGACATCACATCGGACATCACACCTGCCGGGACGATCACACCCGCAGGCGCAACGGTCAAATTACCCACCAAAGTGTTTGCAGGCGCGTTGACTCCCGTTGGCGCGCTGTTACGACTGCCGACTAAAGTGTTGGCCGGTTCGATTACCCCGACCAGTGTCAACATTAAATCGGCGTTGAAATTGTTGGTTGGGAGCATCACGCCGACGGGCGCGCTCAGTGCCTTTCGTACCGTGTTTCTGTCGGTAGCGGGTTCAATTACACCCGCCGGGGCGCTCATCCGGCAACCGTTGAAAGTATTGGCGGGCGCTATAGCTCCCGTCGGCGCGTTGATCCGCCAACCGCTCAAAGTGTTGAGTGGGTCAATTGAGCCGGATAGTGAACTGACAACCTTACGCTCGATCCTGATTACGTTGGCGGGGTCACTGACGCCTGCCGCTACCCTCGTCAAACAACCGCTCAAGGTGTTGAGTGGGAGTCTTACGCCCACTGCTGTTGTGATTAAAACTGCATTGAAGCTTGTGAGCGGGGGGATCACCCCGGCAGGTGCGCTCACGACGTTACGATCCGTTTTGATTGAATTGATCGGATCAATAACCCCAAGCGGCGCATTCTTGCGACTGCCCACGAAGGTATTTAGTGGGGCAGTGGGGTTAGCCGGGGCGCTGGTCAACTTACCGCAAAAGCTATTCAGTGGCGCGGTGACACCAACCGGGGCATTGTCAACGTTTCGCACTCTATTGCTAACGCTGTCAGGGTCGATTACCCCAACGGGCGCATTCTTAAAGTCACCCCAAAAAGTTTTAGAAGGTGTCTTGCAGCCCGTCGGGGCATTGCTCAAAAATCCGCGTAAAGTGTTCAGTGGATTGATTGCCGCTATCGGCGAACTCATTCGCAGCGGTGGTACATCGACAGAATTTGAACTTGGCGACAAGGGCATTATTGCGGAGGCCGTTAACCGTTCGGTGGCCGCTTCCCCTGTAGAACGTACCATCCTGGCAGTGTCGCGTATCCAAACCATTACCGCCGAAACCCGCAACCGCATGGTTGTATCTGCCCCGCGAAATCAAACAATTATTGCCTGACGACAGGAGTCGAAAATGAGTATCGGAGTCATTGCCCCTAGCGGCGATTTGAAGCTGCGTAAAACCAAAACCGTCCGCCGCGCGCCGATTGCATGGCGCATCCGCAACACTATGCGCCCTGGTTACATTAAGGGATGGATTGCCAAGCACTTTGTTGTCCCCGTCGCCAATTGGTGGGGGATCATGTGCGCGATTGCTGAGCTGGAACTGATTAAGACTCTGCCAACGGGTGAACAAATCCATTACGGCGTCGTCGGCTATCGCGTTGTGACCGATGCGGGTGTCGCCTACATCGTAGACGATTTCGACAATGCTGCCGGTAGTGCCGACGTGTCCCTGTTTAACTTTCACGGCGTAGGGACAGGTACGAACGCCGAGGCCGTTGGCGATACCGCCCTGCAAACTGAAAGCACGACCATTCTAACCGTCAACAGTGTGCGCGCAACCGGTACACGTTCGCAACCGGCGGCGAATCAGTTCCGTTCGAGCGGCGCGGTCTCATTCGATGGCAGCGGCGCGATTACGGAACACGGTTTATTTACCGATGCCGATGTGAGCGAGGGGACGTTGTTGGATCGCACCGTGTTCTCAGCGGTCAATATGGTGTCGGGCGAGACGCTTACTTGCCAATATACCATTACCTTCACCGCTGGTAGTTAACCATGACGGTTAACCGATCTATCCCGATGTTCATCGGCGAAAGCGATTACATCTATTTCAATTTCGCGCAGCGCCTCGCTAGCGGTCAAACGGTTGTCAGCGCCACCTACACCTGCGAAAGTCCGGTTACAGAAGACGGCGGAACAGCGACGGTGAGTGCAGCGGGGACGATTGCGCAGGCGCGCTTTACGCTACCCGGTACAGCCTCGGACGGCGTGCAGTACACGGTTAAGTGTACGGCGACCTGTGCCACGCCGACGGAAACGAAGATCGAGTACGCGGTGATTTTGGCGCAGCTTGTGCCGACGTAGGGTAGGCTATGACACGTTACACGGATGAATTCAGGGCTAATTCAGTTATTATGTTAGAGGCGTCGGGCTATCCAGAACGCCCCGGCGCATTGGTTGAAACGGCTAAGTATCTCAAAATCCCCCATGCTACGTTATCCCGTTGGGCAAATGGCAAGCGCAACCCTCCACCGCCCGAAATGGTACAGATTAAAAAGCAGGACTTAATAAAGCTGCTATTAGGGGAAGTTGGCGCGGCATTAGTTGAAATGGGCAGCGCGCGACCATCAGCCGATTACAAAGAACTCGCTACCGCAATCGGCATTATGATCGACAAAATGCAATTGTTGGATGGAGAGCCAACGGCAAGGACGGAAGTGGTTCATGAACTCAGTAACGAAGATCGAGCTAGACGAGTTGATGAATTACTTAACGCCGCAAGAACGCGCCGAGATGGACAATCTCCTGATGGTGAGTTCATCCAATGAGGCGATTGCCTGGATAGAGTCGGAATTCTACATCCCCGAAACCAACGCACCTATTCAACTTGAACCTTACCAAAAGGACGTTATACGGGAAGCCCTGCGCCGCGATGAAAGCGGTGCTTTTATTTATAGCCTGGTGCTATATTCGGACATCAAGAAATCAGCCAAGTCCACCATTGCGGCGGCGGTGTGCCTCTACCTCGCATGGCATCACGCATGGGAAAGTGTACGCATTGTCGCGAATGACTTGAAGCAAGCCGATAGCCGCACATTCTTTTACATTGAGCGGGCGATACGCCTTAATCCGGTACTTAATCGGCAGTGCAAAATTAAGCAGTATCACATCACGCTCCCCAACCATACCACGATTACCGCAATCCCGGTTGATCCGAAAGGCGAAGCGGGTGGCGGCGACCTGATAACGTGCTTTACGGAATTGTGGGCAGCTAAGAATGAAGCCGCCAAGCGGTTATGGTCAGAGACTACCCTTTCGCCGTTGAAGTTTGGTCATTCGCTGCGATGGGCGGAAAGCTACGCCGGGTTTGATGGTGAATCGCCCATCCTGGAACAGCTACACGAAACCGGCGTCAAGCATGGCGAGTTAATCCCGGTACAGACCGAGGGGTTAGAACTCTACCGCAATGATGCGGCGCGCATGTTAAGCCTCTGGAACACGCAACCGCGTTGTCCCTGGCAGACGCCCGAATACTACGCACAGGAATCCGCGATCCTTACCGAGAGCGAATTTAACCGGATGCACCGTAATCAATGGGCATCGAGTGAAGACATCTTCGTACCGTTGGATTGGTGGAATGCCTGTCAGCTACCCATGCCAGAACCCGAAGACCGCGACCAATGGGTGATCGGTATCGACGCCGGCATATCCTCGGATAGCTTTGGCATTGTCGGTGTGGTGCGTAAGGGTGACATGCTTTACAAATGTTACGCCCGCGAATGGAAACCGCCCAAAGGTGGCGTAATCGACTTTCGCGAACCAGAGGCAGAATTGCGCCGTTTGGCGAAAGAACATCGGGTCGTGTGTTTCTGCTATGACCCATACCAGCTTCACGACTTTTGCACCCGACTCCGTAATGACGGGGTAGGGTGGTTCAAGGAATTCCCACAAGGGCAAGACCGCCTGAAGTCCGACAAGCAGTTATACGACACCATCCGAGAGCGGCGCATTTTGCACGATGGTGACGCGGTATTGACTGCGCATATCGCCAACGCCAACGCGAAAACGGAGGGTGATAAATTGCGGATTATCAAGCGCCAGGATCATTTAAAAATCGACCTCGCTGTTGCCTTGAGCATGGCCTCATACACGGCGCGATACCTGATGATAGGCTAATTCATGTTTGACTCGCAAACCCGCAACGCCACAAGACACTCGGTTCAAACGGCGGATGTCAATACAACTAAGCCTGCGATGGCGACGGATGGGAATTCGTGGGATGTGTGGGGTGTTATCCCACACCCGCAAATCATCTCCGCATGGGGACAGCGCCGCCGGGATCGCGAGTTGGCGATGATCCGTTACCTCATCGGCAACGGGCTATTCCAGGGCGCGGCCAATGGGCTGATTATGCGCTGGCAATCCACGCCGACGGAGATTAAAGGCGGGCGTAACCTGGCGCGGTTCTATCAGGAGATGCTAGCCCGCAATTGGGAAACCTGGATTGCGCGTATCGGGTGGGACTTCCTGACGCAGGACTTCGGCGCGGTGACGGAAATCATCGGCGCGGGCAATCCGACCAAACCGATTACGGGGCGCGTGTTGGGTATTGAGGCAATGGATAGCCTGTCTTGCTACGCCACCAAAAACAGCGAGTATCCGGTGGTGTACTGGAATGAGGAAGACGGTTCGATGCACCACATGCACGATGGGCGCGTGCATCGGTTCGTAGACATGACATCCCCCAAGCGCACGGCCTACGGGAATGGCTTGTGCGCCTTATCGCGCTATCTCGCAGAGGCCGATGTCGATATTAAACTCGCACAGCACGATACCGAGATGCTATCCGACTTGCCGCCTGCGGGTATCCTGGCCGTGTCGGGTATGACCGAGCAGCAGTGGTCAGACGCCTCGACTATCTACGAAAGCAACCGCCGCGCCGATGGGCAAACGGTCTTCCGTCAAACGATGGTCGTCCATGCGATTGACCCGACCAACCCCCTCAAGATTGAGAGTATCCCCTTTAGCACCCTGCCGGATAACTTCGATACTGAGAAGTTTGTCAACATGCACGTCAATAAGTTGGCGCTGGCGTTGGGTGTCGATCCTCAGGACATATGGCCGCTGAGTGGGCAAGCCCTCGGTACGGGTACGCAGTCGCAGGTATTGAGTGCCAAAGCGCGCGGCAAGATGTTCGGGCGCTTCCTGCAAATGGTGACACGATTTATCAATTATAAAGTGTTACCCCCCGGACTCGAATTCCAATTCAAATTTAAAGACAGCGAGGAAGACGGCGAAACCGCAGCCACCGCTAAGGTATGGGTGGACATTGCCAATTCCGCCAGCTTCCTATCCGACGAAGAAAAGCGCAACCTACTCGCTGCACAAGTGGAGGCGATACGCGATGTCATTACGGATGATGACGGGGAGGTTATTGCGCTCCCTGATGACGACCCTAAAACCGATGAGCAGGAAATTATCGCGCCGGACGATAACCCACTGGCTGCGGTATCTGACCAACCCGACGTACCGGTTAACGTACAGGATACGGATAATCCGGCAGGACGCGGCGATGTCAATGGCGGAACTAACGGCACTGTTCCCGACCAACGAAAGTCTATGGGAGGGGCGGGCGGATCACTACTGGACAGAGGACATGATACTCATGTCGCGCGAAAAGACTACGCCGCCACAAAAGACGCCTTCACTGGCGAAGTCGCCGCGCACATCGCAGACGCCGCCGACGGCACAATTAGCAAAGCCGCATTCGCCATCCGAATGCGCGCCTCCATCGCCAAGTACGGAAAGAATGCCTACCTGGATGGACTAGCCGAAGGCGGGGTTGATGAGACTACCCTAACCGGTGATGATAGCGACGCCTACGCGCGTATCCTAGCCGAGCAATCCGGCTATGTGAGCGATGCGCGTAGCACGATTACCGACTTCTCAGGCGATGCGGATAGCCGCGCGCAATTGTGGCAAAAGTCACTTGACCCGTTCTACAACGGCGGCATTGAGAGCGCGGACAAGAACGGCATGTATACGTTCGAGGGCGAAGACGGCGACGAAAGCTGCAAGGATTGTATGGAACTCAAGGGGACATCGCATCGCATGTCCTGGTACATCGAACATGAGAAGCGCCCGGTACAGGATGGACACAATTTTGAATGCGGTGGGTGGCGATGCCTTCACGTTTTAACAAAAAGGGTTAAATGATGATCGAAACAACTGAACAGGAAACCACCGAGGCCGCCAACGAAGACGGCCTTTTTGATCGCATCTGGCAGCGCGTCAAGGACACGATTAACCCGCCTACTGAGGATGCACCATTCAGCGTGTACAAATCACTTAGCGGTGAGTTGCGTTGGTTGGCGACCTTTACGAATAACTTTATGGATCGTGACAAGGAAATCATATCAGAGAAGGCGATTGATGGGTACTTAGCACGCCTGGATATGGGACTTGTGCCGATGCCTGAATTATGGGAAGCACATATCCCCGAAACGAAACTAGGGCAGGCGGATATGGTGTTTGCTGTCGGCAACTTCTTACACGCCGACGGACACTTTGACAACACGCCCGAAAACGAACGCGCGATCCAATACTACCGCAAGAACGCGCCCAAAATCCCCTTATCACATGGTTTCACTTTTCCGAATCGCGCCCTCAAGAATGGCGTTTACGAGGAAATGAATACATTTGAAGTGACTCTTTTGCCACCGCCTTTGGTGGCGTCCAATCCGTTCACTGACTTGGAGGTTAACGACAGTATGAAACAGATTACGCCAGAACAGAAGACGGCGCTATCTCAGTCTCGTGGCAGTGAGTATGTCGAGAAACTGATTGCAGAGCGCGAAACCAAAAGCAAAGAACTTGTCGAGGCAGGTGTTGCCTACAAGGATTTTGCCGATGTTGCCGGGGCGGAAGTTGCCGCCGAAACCGAAACACCTGCGGAAGAGCAGAAACCCAACCCGATTGCGCAGATGCTTATCGACATCCTGGAAAGTCAGAATGAATTGATGTCGCTGGTAACTGACAACGGCAAGGCGTTCGCCGCCTATCGTGCGCAGATGGACGCGAAGGTCAAGGAATTGACGGATGCGAATGTTGCGCAGAAATCCGCAACCGAAAAGCTGCAAGCGGAGTTGAAACTCACCCCCCGCGCCGCGTCCACTGCCGCCGAAACCAAGTTATCAGACAAAGAGGCCGCCGCCCTCAAAGCGGATGCCGAAAAATCCGAAGCCGATCCATTTTGGAACGTTGGAGTATAAAAAGGTATCAACATGGAATTAACACTTGAACAATTGAAAGAAGCCTCCAAGTTCATTGCAGAACTCGGCTTCGGTCAGAAACATGACCCCTCGTCAACGGTGTCAACGTGGGTTGCGCCGCATGGACAGGGCGGTCTATTCAGCCCCGGCGCAGTACGCCCGGATATGTACTCGACTGTACCGCGCCCGACCAATGGACTGATTGGCGCGATTCCCCTGGTGCAGTCGCTCAAGGATAACGAGATTTATGAAATCCTGACCGGTGTGACCCAGACATCAGGCAACGCGGCGGCGGATAGCTGCTCGGAAGGCCCGACGCCCGGACGCCTGAAGGTTTGCCGCCAGACGTTTGTCTGGGGCGAAATGAAGGTCGATACTGAAGTACATCGCCTCGCCAACTTTGGTCGTCGGTTGGACTATCAGGACAATGATCGTAACGTCTTGAACTTCATGCCGCCCGATAGCCCCTACATCCCGCAAGTTCCCACAATGGACTTGAACACCCGCTTGGGCAAACAGTTTGCCGAGTTGGGTCTGGGTGTCGAGGCGTCTATGGAATTGGTAGACTTCGTGGGCAGCGCGGGTAGCACGAGCAACGCCGCCTATCTCAATCTGTATATCAGCCAATACGCGGGTCTGGAATCGCTGGTCAAGACCGGCCACACCGACAGCGTAACCGGTATCGCTTGCGCCGCCGCCGATAGCATCATCGTGACCCACAACGCGCCGATTGCAAGCGCGGGGACGAATGGCGGGACGTTCATTCAGAATATGGTTGACCTGTACTATGGCGCAAAAGAACGCGCCCGCATCATCGGCATGGCCGACACCCAATGGGTATTCGCGATGCATCCGAAAGCATGGCGTGCCGTTGCTGAAATCTGGGCTTGCCAGTATAACACGGATCGCTGCGCCGGATCAGCTACCGCCCCGAACAACCAGGATGCCACCGAAGTCACCCGCTTCCGTGATGATATGTATCGCGGTTCGTACCTGCTGGTCGACGGCGAAGCTGTCCCGGTGCTGCTGTCTACGGGTATCCCAGCGACGGGTGTGAGCAACAACGTATACAACACCGACATCTACCTGCTGCCGATGGGCTGGCGTGGGCGTCCGCTGTTGTTCCGTCAGTATTTCCCGTTGGCGAACTCGGAAGCGCAAACCTTCCTCGGTATGGAGAACGATGCGCGCGTCATCAATAACGGGCTGTATGCCGTCGGCAAACGTTCAACGAATGGTCTCTGCACCAAGTTCGAGTTCTACAGCAAGCATCGTTTGATCCTCGACGCGCCGTTCCTCGCTGGCCGTGTGAACGACGTGCAAGTAACCTTCCGTGCGCAGTCGCGTGACGTCCGCGTTGGTGAATCGCTGTACGCCGATGGTGGTACGAGCAGCCGCTTCTAATTGGAACGGTTGGCTTTACATCCGTGTTACGATAGTATATAATGTAGGGTAGGATAGACTGATCCTCGAAAAGCGGCACACCACCGCCTTCCTGCCCTCCATATGGTGATTAGCGCAAAGGTGAATGCGTGAACCTCGTTTCAATCATCATACCCATAGCCCCCTATCACACGTCAATCGTTGACCAGGCGATTGCAGCCGCCCGGTCACAAAGTTTGACGTGTGATGTACTCGCGATGGCGGATACGTTCAGTCATGGGGCAGGGGCTACACGCAATGAGGGTGTCGCTCTTTCCGATACCCCATTCGTGTATTTCTTAGATAGTGACGACACGATACGCCCCGATACCATAGAGCTACTTTTGCAGCATTACGTACAGGGCGCGTATGTCTACAGCGACGACTACCAGGGCGACAGCCTACACCAGACGCCCGATTGCGGCGCGTACCTCAACGGCACATGGCACACGGTTAACGCGCTCATCCCCACCGCCGCGTTTAAAGCCGTCGGCGGGTTTGACGAAACGTTACCCGCGTTGGAAGACCTCGACTTATTCCTACGCTTGCAGGCGCACGGCATTTGCGGCGTGCGCTGCCCGCATCCGTTGGTACGCTATACGGCGGGCGGTCAACGCTCGAAGCTATTCCATGCAAGACCGGACTATCTCAGTATTAAGCAAGCCATCTATCAGCGATGGTCAGGAGCGGCAATTATGGGCTGTGGATGCGGCGCGGCGGTCAGTGGGCAAATCCCGGAGAACAAACTCGATACCGACATATTGGTAACGGCGCTGTACTCGAAACGTCAGACCGTTGGGCCTGTCACTGGACGCCTGTACAATGCGCCGCGCGGGGCGGAAAGTTACCAGCTATGGGTTGACCCGCGCGACCAGGAAGCCAAGCCGGATATGTGGCAGCCCGTCAAGGTGATCGACCACAACATTACGCCGTCGGTGGATGATGTCATGGCGATGTATCAGGAAGCGGTGCAATCGTGAGCCTATCCTTTGACATTGTTTCATTTGAGCGCGAACACCTTGCGCAGTTGCTCAAGAACAGCGTGGATAGTTTGCGAATGGCGCGGCAAATGAACGCCGATATGACCGAACGGGATAACGAGCTATTCAATGCCGCGATTGTGGCGGTGAACCAGTTGACGCAACACTTGACCGAAACGAAAGAGTTGCCGCATTACGTGGATACATGGGGACAACCGCGCCGATGGGAGCATTCCAGTAAATGATCGACCTCCTAATTGTCACATTAGCGACGTGGTATGTGGCGTATGCGGTCACGAGTACACACGGCCCATTTAACGTGTTTGAGCGCATCCGTAAGGTGACGACGTTGGGCGGTTTGCTAACCTGCCCGGTCTGCCTCGCGTTCTGGGCGGCGCTGCTGCTGTTGATCCTGCCAATGGGCATTGTCACGCAGGCGCTAGCGGTTGCGGGCGGGGCGATGTTAGTACACGGTTGGTCAGGGTGGAGATACAACGTTGGATAACGAAAACGTGATCGCATACTTTGTAATGGTCGATGGGTTTTGGGAGTTCTGGACAGATGACGCTCAGGAAGCCGAAACTCATCGCGCGGAACAAAGTCAAAAGTATCCGCATTGTGAGTGGACGATTCGAGAGTATCCCATGACCCGCCGTGAGTTTAACCAGATTGCGATGGCATGACTGACGTAACCTTCGTTCGCACGCGCACCTACTATCAACCGTATGATGATTTGTTTCATCTCGCGGCGCTGTCCGGCTATCCCGTCATTTACCTGGACGAAATGGACGTAAACGACCCGACGAAGGTATATCTCTACAGCCCCAACAATGGCGAAACGATGAACGGTTGGCCTCATGCGCGGGCGCGGATTATCTTCGTACAGTTGGAATGGCACACCGACCATGCGCCGGTAGAGTTACCCCCCGGTGTATCGGAATGTTGGAACGGCGATGCGTGGCACGCGCGACTGATTAACGCGCGGCATGTTCCCATTGGCGGTCACGTTGGCCTCAACCTTGACCCGAACGATTGTCCCGCGAAAGAATACGATGTCGCGTTTATGGCCTATACCGACATCCACCGCCGTAAACGGATTTTAGACCAACTGATCGAGCGCGGCCTCAAGATAGCCCCTAACGGGTGGGGTGACGAAAGACATGCGGCGCTAGTCCGCTCTCGTGTCATCGTACACGTGCATCAGTGGGAAAACATCCCCACGATTGCGCCGCTCCGTTGGTGCATTGCGGCGGCGTATGGCTTGCCGATTATCAGTGAGAGCGTGAATGATCGACGCCCGTTTGCGGCGGGCGATTTCATGACATGCGACTATATGAGTCTGGTTGATTTCGTGACTGAACAGTTACAACGCGAGAACGATGGTCGCCTGGAAAGCTACGGGTATAATCTGCGTAATATGTTATGCCGGGTGTTAACGTTTCGCGAGAGTGTGGAGCGTGCGCTATGAATGAACAGAGATACTTTGAACAATTCGCAGGTGATCCGCGATTGGTTAAGGCTTATTATTTATTCGCTGATGGTTCGGCTGGATTCTCTACGGCTAGTAAAGATAATTGCATTCGGACGATGGAGATAATGAAAAGCCGTCACCCAATACTTACTTTCGAGATTGCTGAGTTTGATGTTCCTGAAGATCAATTTAATGAGATGGGGGTATTAGGCGGTGATTAGCACCTACACCCTCAAGACCATCCCGTTTCGCATCATGCGCCCAACGCTGGCAACCCTGATGGGCGCGGCGCTGCTGGTCTTCGGGCAGGTGGAAGTAGACGACAAGTTAGCAACTAAACTATTTTTGTTACGCGATGCCACGAATAAATTAGAGAACCCGACACGCCATCAAATACAGACGCACCTTGCCGCGTGGTATGGGGTATCGCTGGAACTGGCAGACGCGACGGAAGCGGGTAATCCACAGTTGGCGGGGCTGCTGCGCAACGTGTGCAAGGAAGCCGACTGGATTGCGCCCGCGTGGGAATACATGCAGGAACGGATGGTTGAATGGCAAAAGTCGTAGGTTACTGCGCTCTCCATTACGGATTGCCATTTTTGGAATGGTCAATCCGTTCGGTGATTGATTACGTCGATCAGTTCTATGTCCTCTACAGTCCGCATGGGTCGCATAATGGCAACCCTGGCACATTGCCGCCGATTGACAGCGAGGCCGATTTGCAGGCAGCGGCGCGGCGTGGTGCAGGGGGTAAACTGACATGGATACGCGGCGAATGGAATTTAGAGGGGCAGCAGCGCGATAGTATCCACCAGTATGCGCCGGATGCTGATGTGATTTTAGTTGTGGATAGTGATGAGGTTTGGCCTTACGAGTTGGGTTGGGCAGTCGTACAAAAGCAAAGTGTCGCGAAGGGTATTCGGCAATTACGTTTACCGATGATCCATTATTGGCGCTCATTCTATCGCTGTGTATTACATGACCCGGCTTATCCGGTGCGAGTTATCTACCCTAAAAACCAAGATGGAATTGATACTTATATCTTAGGTAATCAATACAAGACGCTTTCCATTAACCACTTTGGTTATGCACTGCCACCCGCCTACATCGCTTACAAATGGGGCGGTATACACGGGCATCAGAACGAGTTGCGCAAGGATGTAGACTGGTTCGCTGATAAGTACATGGCGAACGCGCAAACGGACTGCCATCCCGTCGGTTCTGACCACTGGCAACCCGAAAGAGTATCGCCTTTAGATTACATGCCATCATGGATGGAAAATCACCCGTTCTATCATATGTCAGTTATCGAGTAATGTGGTATAATAGAGTATTGAATGCAAACGAGCGCAAGATGTTGATAGCATCTGCGCCCGCTCTAACCAACACAAGGAGAATTCTTGCGATGGCTACCCCTAGTATACCTCATAAGTGTTGTTCAAGATGCGGATTGTTATTTCCGTTGACATCTGAATACTTCCATAAACGAACAAAATCCCAGGACGGATTTCGTCCTGACTGCAAAGAATGTCGCAAGGTTGAAAGTAGAGAATACTACTTGAAAAACCCTGAGCGGATTTATGCACATGTAGCAAAGTGGCGAAAACAAAATCCTGATAAATGCAAGCAATATGATAAGAATTGGAAGGTTAATCACCGACCAGTTTACTTAGCAGGACGTAAGCGCCGTTACAACGAGCAGGCTGAAGATCGACGCACTGAAGCGAAAGAGTGGCGTAGAAATAACCCTGTTATGGTGCGAATTCAATGGAAAACCCGGCAAGCTAGAAAGCGCGCCGCTGAAGGTATCCATACTCCGAGCGATGTTCGTCAAATACTTGAGGATCAACATGGATTATGCGCTTATTGTGGTGTGCGTATATTCCTTGACATTAAACACGATGCACACGTTGACCACATAATCGCCCTAACGCGGGGCGGTTCAAATTGGCCGGATAATTTAGCCGTAACATGCGCTGAATGTAATCTCAGCAAGCGCAATAAATCCTTATCCGAATGGCAAGCTATCCGAGGATGGTAAAATGACTGCACTGATCGACGTACTATTCCAGATTGAGAAGCAACTCGGCCTCGAACTTGATAGCCTGTTCCCGTTGGCAAGACAAGACTTTGTGGGTGGCTATCACCCTGATCCAGACAAGCGGCAATGGGGATCGGGCGCAATCTGGGAAGTCGAGGGGCAGACGCTCTATGCCCTCATTCGGGCGCTGAAACCGCAAACGATTGTCGAGATTGGCAGCGGTACGGGATGCAGTACGACCCACATGGCTAAAGCTCTCATGGACAGCTTTTCGTCAGGGCATATCACGACTATTGATAGGGGCAATACGCCGCAGATACCCGGCATTTTATCCTCATTTGTCACCATCACCAACGGCGATGCATTGAACTACCTCGCTTTGCAACCGGACAATTCAATCGACTTCATTCTTGAGGACGCCGATCACAGCGAGGCGCTCTGCCATGCTATCGGCGAACTCGCGAAAACGAAGTTGAAACCCGGCGGCGTACTGCTGGTACACGACATCGCACACTTCGGAGTTGGCGCGGATGTGCGGCGCGGCTATGACCTCGCGGGAATGGAAGTGCGGCGCTATCTGATCGAACCGAGTGACTGCGGGTGGGGCGTATGGCAGCGCCCGAAAGCGGACGCGCGTCCGGTTATTGACTACACCGTCTTGCAAGGGCAGGAAGAGCCGAACGCGATCAATGCTGCTATATTGCAAACCATAGAGAATTATAAATCCGAGGTTAAGCAAGCAATATCCACGCCTGCGCCAAGCGCCAAGCGCAAACCGAAGGCGGCGAAATGACCTACGACGAACTCTACGCCCTTATCGCTCAGCGCGGCGTCCATCCCGAATTCGGCGCGGCGGGGGAGGGGTGGGGTATCGAGCAGAACCCGCACGAACTCGCGACCTTCCTGGTGCGGATGCAGGAACTCGGTGTAGAATCGGTACTCGAAATCGGCACGGGCTACAAGGGCGGGCTGTCGCGGTTCTTAGCGCAAGACATGGGGTGGTCAGTTACCAGTATCGACATTAAGGATTATGGACATCTATTTGAGGGTGTGCATTACATCCACCTCAATAACATAACCGATGAATTCAAATTGGATAAACACGATTTAGTATTCATTGACGGCAATCATGCCTACGAAACGGCGAAAGCGGATTATGAATTGTGGGGGGAGTTTGCCGCGAAAGTCATCGCCTTTCATGACATCGCCGGGTTGCGCGATTGTGAAGGTGTGAAGCAATTTTGGGAAGCAATTTCTAACCCCGTTGAGGTCGGTATTCACAAAATGCCGGGTATGCCGTTGTATAGGTCAACTTACTTTGGATCAAATCCCGCTGGCATCGGATGGATTGAACTATGACACGACCCGCCATATCCATCATCATCCCGCACCTACGCGAACCGCAAAACGATAAGGCGCTGCACATCGCGCTCTCGTGCATCCTGGATAACACCGACCTCGACTACGAACTGATGGTCGAAGCCGTCGCCACCCGCCGCGATATATACCCCGTGCTGAATAACATGGCGCAACGGGCGCGGGCGGACTGGATTATTTTCAGTAACAGCGACGTATTCTTTGCGCCCGGTTGGGCGAGTGCGCTGTATGCAGGGCGCGACGAAAGCGCCATCACGACAGGCATCATTGCCGAGTGCGGCGCGATCTCGGTGGCGGCGGATAACTACGAACTGCACTATGGGGTTACGCCAGAGGGCTACGATAGGGCAGGGTTTGAGGCGTGGGTTGCGCAGGAAGGTGCGACGATTTACAGCCACAAGGCGCATCAACATCGCGGCTGGTACTTTCCATGCTTGCTGCACAAGCGCACGTTCAATCATTCGGGCGGGTTCGGAGATGGCGGCGGGGTATTCCCACATGACCCGGCAGACGTTGAATATTGGGAGCGATGGGCGGCGGCGGGGAAGGGGTTTCGGCGGGTGAATAGCTGGTGTTACCACTTGCAGAATTTTACGAGTACCGAACCGGAACGGATAGCAAATCGGGCGAGGATGGCGTGATGGATTTTATGATGTATATGCCAAAACTGGATGAGGATGCAATACTTATCCATCAAAGGTTATTGATGATTGGATCAACGAATAACTTTGCATACGATAGCACATTGCAAGCACAAAATGAGTTGTTAGGAATGGGTAAATATATCGTCGGACATTTGCTAAATGCATGGGAAAATCCGCCGTCAAAAGGTGTTAGTTTTAGCACCTCAAGATTTTATAACAATCTCAATCGTATATTGATTACGATGATTGAGCGGGGCGATTTATCTATTGAGCAGTTATCACGCTATCGCCGCCTGATTACCAGCGAGAAATTTTAATGCATCTCTCCATCGTCACCGGCACATACAACCGCTACGTACTCTTGCAACGCTTCCTGCAATCTTGCCGTGAGCAAATCCCGGCGGGTGTGTCCTATGAGTTTGTGATTACCGGCGTTGCGGGTGACGAGCCAACGCTCACCTATTTGCAGCAGCAAGCCGACGTGAAGCTGATTATCCACGAGGGGTTACTTGGCGCGGTCAAAGCGTTTACCGATGCCTGCGAACTAGCAACGGGTAAGTATGTACTTATCGCAAACGATGATGTGGAGATCGTGGCCGGGTCGATCCTGCGGGCAATCGTACATCTCGAAGACAACCCCCGCTGTGGTGCTGTTGCGTTCAAAGACAACCGGCTCAACAAAGAACGGTTTCAGGTGGCCGTCGTTCCCGCGATTAAGAACGGCGTGACGACTTCCGTCCCCTATGTGCAAATCGGCATGGTGCGTAATTGGTTGGGCGCGCATGTGGGTTGGTGGTCATTGCACGGCACATTCCCGGCGCGCACGTATGCCGCCGACAATGCAATGAGCGCGGCTATCCACGAAACCGGATACTCGATTGATGAAGTCCAGGGCTGCGAAGCGATTGACCACATGGAACACGATGCACTCAGAGACATCAACACCGCCAACCCTGATGGCGGCGACCATCCTGACAGTATCGCCTATTATGACCGTTGGCCGGCTGGCCCGCACATTCCCAACGCTGTCACGATTGAAGCGCCGAAACCCAACGTGCGCGAGATTGGTTTGCGCATCCTGTACCTACCCATCTATGAAGCCGGAAACAACACGCCGCAACGCAAACAGCGGGAACAGAAGCACGGGTTACGGGATGCATTGGGCAAGTTGGGCATGGTCTACGAATTCGACTACCTCAAATATCAGTATCGCACGGCTGAATTGTGGCAAGAGTTAGTCCGCATCCTTAACACGTTTCAGCCGGACTTGATGCTCACCCAAGCCCACGCCACCGACGTATTGACCGCGGATACCATGCGCAACATTCGCGCTCACTGCCCGCGCCTGGTCGTGGTCAACTGGAATGGGGACTACTGGCCGGACGGTCAACGCGATCCGAAGATGATTAACTGGTTACGTTATGCGGACTTGGCGCTGGTCGTCAATGCCGACTTACTACCGACGTATGAGGAACTCGGTATCCCGGCGGGGTACTGGCAAATCGGGTTTGAGCAACCGGCGGGCGAGTTGCCCAAAGTGCGCGCCCATGACATCGTGTTCTTAGGCCAGAATTATAACAATTACCGCCGCGAATTCGGCGAAACCCTGCTGAGTATGACGGACGAAGGCGTAGACGTGGGTATCTATGGTAACTATTGGGTGAACCCCGACAGCCCGCCCGACCATAGCGTTAAACAAGTGCAGTGCATCTATCCCGATTGCACCTACGACTTCCTGCAAGGGGAAGCGTTATACAAGGCGGCAAAATTGACCGTCGCCAACAATCCATTCCCTGAAGCGCGTGGATTTGCAAGTAACCGATTTGTTCAGGTTTGCAGCGCAGGCGGCGCTCTCCTAATTCATCAGTACATCAAGGATTGGGAAAAACTAACGGGCTATATTCCCGGTGTCCATTACATTGAATATAAGACAGACGTAGAACTCAAGCAGTGGATACGCTACTTCCTTGACCCGGCACACGAAACCGAACGGCAAAAGATTGTTGAGTCCGCTTATCGGTTTACGCATTATCAATGTAGTTTTGACGCGCGGGTCAAGCAGTTGTTTACCGAGTTTCTGCCGATGGCAAAAACCAAGCTGCGCAGGGCAGCGGCGGTGCATTACATGGGGCGGCGTAACTCGCCCTTTGGCGTGTTAGGGCAGGTGACGCACACACAATACCAGTGTGTACCCGGTGTACCGTTGGTTGTGGATGCGCTCGATCTCAAGGCGCTAATCGAGTTAGAGCCGGGATTGTGGCAAGAAGTCAGCGGATCATTAGAAGGGGTAGGGTAATCATGGCAGTCTCCGAAATTCCGACCCTGAAATTACTTAATCACTGGCAGCGCCTCATGCAAGAGAATATATGGAGATATAACGGCGTCCAGGGTACAGGCGTACCGCGTTCACACGCCGCCGATGCCTACTTGCAACCGGGGCGAGACGAGGTTGCGCTTGCCCTGGATAACGCCGTGTCGAAGATTGTCGACGTGCTGGAATACTACCCGCGCCCGGTGTGGATTACCGAGGAAATGATCCCGCTGCGTTGGTCAAGTCCCTACCAACTGCAAACCCTGAACACGCGCTATAAGCATCTGATCGAGTTCGGGTCGCGTGGTACAACCGTCATTAGCGCAGGCGCGGCGGTAGTCTATACCGATAGTGACGGTGACGGCGTAACTGATACCGCGACGATCACGGTGGCGACCTCCGTAACCGACAGCGCCGAAATACAAATCTTCTTTCGCACCGCCGACGGCGCGCCCGCCGCCGCCGATGAGCTATGGGAAATTGAACCCACCGTCATCAGCATATCGGGCGGGGTTGCCACCATTACGGCGCATCGTTCGCTCTTTGTACGCCCGGATACGATATGGGCAGTCCCGTACACCTACGA